AAAACCTTGGAAGCCCTGATTACCCTGGCCACCTGTTAAACCTAAACCTTGGAAGCCCTGATTACCAACATTACCTTGATTACCCTGACTACCTGTTAAACCTAAACCTTGGAAGCCCTGATTACCTTGACTACCAGTTAAACCTTGATATCCTTGATTACCCTGTTCACCATAACCCTGCCATCCTTGATTACCTTGGGTACCATCAATACCTTGATTACCTTGATTGCCAATGCCTTGCCATCCTTGATTACCTTGTCCACCGGATCCTTGATTACCTTGAGTACCTTCAATACCTTGATTACCCTGCCACCCTTGATTACCCTGCCCACCAGATCCTTGCCAACCTTGATTACCCTGCCCACCAGTTAAACCAATTAAACCTTGCCATCCCTGACTACCTTGGAACCCCTGACTACCAGTTCCTCCTTCTACACTTTGTCCGATAGCATCAAAAGAAACATAATAATCGGTATAATCTTGACCTATATCAAAATCGTTATCATTAGAGCCACCTAAACTTACTACATTTAGTGTATAAAATCCTATTAAATTCTCTGTTTTACCAGTTATTTCATAGTACCATTCTTCAGTTGATTGAGGCTTTTTAAATGATATCACAGAACCAATACCCAAATAATCAAAATATGCTAATCTATTTATACCATTTTTATCTGTTGTATTTATCTTAATTATAATAACGTCTGTATAGAAAAAAGAACTTTCTATTGTTGGATCTGATGCCACTCCATCAGTAACAGAAAAAACTCCACTAGTTGGGTTTTGACCACTAGCTGTTAATATCTTGGTCATCTGATAATTAAATACATTGCCACCCAATGCTCCGGCAAGACCTTGACGACCCTGATTTCCCTGACTACCTGATCCTTCTAAACCTTGGAATCCTTGATATCCTTGACTACCAGTATTGCCCAATCCTTGATTACCCTGCCATCCCTGAAGACCTTGATATCCATCAAGTCCCTGATTACCTTGGACACCATCAAGTCCCTGATTACCTTGGACACCATCAAGTCCCTGATTACCTTGATATCCAGTGGCACCTATAGCATCATAAGCTCCTGGTATACCCTGAACACCTTGATAACCTTGTAAGCCTTCAATGCCTTGAAATCCCTGATTACCAGTCGCTCCCATTGCCGCGGCTTCCCCAGACATACCTTGAAGTCCTTGAAATCCTGTTAATCCAATTAATCCTTGAATACCTTGATTTCCTTGAATGCCTGCTAATCCTTGATTACCTTGTGATCCGAAACCTTGATTGCCTTGAAATCCTGTCAAGCCTTGGAAACCTTGAAAACCTTGAGATCCTCTTCCTTGATTTCCTTGAAATCCTGTTAATCCTATATTACCTTGTCTACCCTGGAACCCCTCGAATCCCATATCTCCTTGCCTACCTTGATTTCCTTGAAATCCTTGCGGTCCACCTGCGGGGCCAGTTACCCCTTGAAATCCCTGAAGACCATCAACTCCTTGTGGACCACCTGCGGGGCCAGTGGGACCTTGATTTCCCCCTATACCTTGAACACCTTGTAATCCAATTCCAGAAGCACCTTGAAATCCTTGTAATCCCTGAGTACCTTGAGGTCCGCTTAATAAAGAACCAATTGGAGTTTGATATAATACACCCGAAGTTGGATCTCCAACAGCAATTAACCAATTTGGTGGGGCAGCTACAAGTATAGGAAATTCAGTAATTAATTTTGGACCCATATTTTAAATAAACTTTATTTCTATATATTAATTTCTTATTTTCTAAATATGTATCATAATACTATTAATATATAATCTTATGTATAAAGTATATTTAGTGTCCTCTGAAATAAATAATAAAAAATTATATAAGATAGGATATACCAGAAGGAATATTCACGATAGAATAAAGGAATTTAAAACAGGAAATGCATCCAGTTTCGAAGTGGTATCTTATTTTGAATCAAAATGGGGGACTAAAATAGAAAAAAATTTACATAAACATTTTATTAAGTACAAAGTAGATGGAGAGTGGTTTGATTTATCAGAAAAGTGTATTATTGATTTTAATAGGTTATGTAAACTGACACACGACAACTTAGAGTTAATAGAAAAATATAACACTTATATTATTGATAGAGGTGGTATAAAAAAAATTAAAAAGTAAAATGGATTCTTTAAAATTAGACGCAATAAAAAAATATCTATCTGGTATAGATTTTAAAACTGATAATTGGTCTATTCACCAAATATCACAAGACATGAAAAAATTTTTAGGAGAAACACCAGCAATTGATATCATTTATAAAAAAGATGTTATGGTTACCGAATTAACTGGAGAAGCTAAAGAATTTAAAAAAATAGAAAAGGTTAAAATAATCTTCACTGATACCGATGATAAAATAAAAAAATTTGAAATACTTTTATGAAGTTAGATGATTATTATTTAGATATGAATCAACTTCTTAATATTGGAGATAGAGAATATTGTAATACTATTATTGATTTTTATAGAACCCTTTTAATGGGAACAGTAAATGAAAAAAGTATTTTTAATACTTTAATAAAAACTGGATTATTAAAAAATAAAAATCAAGAAGATAGAGATGATAAAATATCAGATTTAATAAATGGATAAATTTCAACCCTCTATATTAGAATATTTAGGCAAATTAGAAACCGGAATAATGGTTTTATTATCTATTGTCTATGATAATGAATACTATGAAGCTACTTATTTCTACACAGATGATAAATTAGTTTTAACTGTATCTGAAGAATTAGAAGAAAAATTGGGATATAAAATAACAGAAGATGATGAATATCCTAAATTAATTAGTAATATTATTAAACAAGTAGTTCCTTATAAAGAAATGTATAATAGAATAGATGATATGGATTTTAGTAGATGGCTTGTAAAAGAAGAAGAAACAAAAAATGAGGATTAATTATCATCCTCATTTTCTATTTTATTTCTAAATTCAAATTTGGGATCTTCCTCCCTTATAAAATCTCTAGCCATTTGAAGTCTCTTAGTTCTATCTTTTAACCATTGCTTAATTAATTCATATTTATCAAGTCTATTAATAGTTGATTCATATCTTTCATAACTGTCATATTTGGTTAATATTTCCTCTCTTGGTAAAGATTTTAGATCATCCAATTTAGATAATTCCATAACAAATGGGAAGTCTTTATCTCTACGATATTTTAGAGCAAAGTCTCTTTTATTTTTACCCATTTCAACAAATTTTTTATAAAGTTCGTCAATACTGTGTATTTTTTTAGATATTGATCTTTTAATAATATCAACTATTTTAAGAATTCTCTCTCTAGCTTCAACTTCTTCTTCCGGAATTTGACCCAAAATGTCATCAATTTTATCATCTAAAATATAACCAATAATTATATTTTCTTTATATAAATCTTCAGTTAATAATCCATGCCTTTCACAGTACCATGGAGTTTTCAATTTAAAGAAAAAATCTTTGCCATTTTCATCTTCTGCTTGAATAACATAACCTTCCTTATCAATTTCAGTTGCAGTTAACTCAATCAATGAATCCAAATCTTTAAAATCATCTTTAAAAGGAGCAATTTTAATAGAACCCAATTTATCTAAATGATCTTTAATATCAATATGTTTTCCAGTTTTATTATCTCTTAATCTCAAAAGAATTAATTCTTCCTTCGAGTATCTCAAAACAATTCTATTATGTGGTGCAACATACTCAAAGATGGGAGTAATATCATTATTCATACACCAATTAACGAATCCATTGACATCTTTATTAGACTTATAAATATTAGTAATACCTATAGCCTGATCATTTTCAAAAGACATTTTAGATTTGCCGTAAATTTTACCATTTGGTAATTTTATAAATGAAGCTATAGAACCATCCTCTTTTTCATTAACAAATTTTATTTTATAATTTTTTACAATAGAATACATTGATTCCGGAACTTGATTTAAGTTAAAGAATTTTTCAAGCAATATGTATCTTTTATAAAGACTACCATCATTATTAAATATAAAAGTTAATCCTCTCATTTCATATGCCTTAACCTGAGGCTTATTAGGAAGTGGCGTAACAAAGTCTTTATATTGAGCTAATCTATAATTAAAAACAGATATATTAAATCCATCTAATTGCATTTTGGATTCATAAAAAGGAGAATCTTCTTTAGAACACATTTCAAGACAGTCTTCATATGATGGTAAATATGTTGTTTCCGGAATAGTTATACTTTCCAAATATTTTTTAGCATGCATAGTTTTTTCAGGAAATAGATTCCTACCCTTAAGTTTAGAAGAAACCTCTTCTAATAATTTTTTATCAGAGAATTGACTGTATTTTAATATTTTCATTAAGATTATATATTAATCTTTACCATCTAATATTTGTCCTACTGTAACTATCATCAATAATATTAATATTAATCTCCAAGCCCAATGCCAGTCAAATGGATGAAAAGATCCACCGACAAAAGATCCTATTAAATACCAAAGACCCATCGCAATAATAGTTTGAATTAATTTGGCCATTTTATTTTATTTTATTTTATTGTGTCACGATTATTAGCTTCTCGCAACTTCATTCTAGTTGATTCTAAACGAAATGAAATAGAATCTTTTATTTTTAAGACCTTTTGAATATCATTTTGATATTTTTTTATTAAAGTATCTTTTTCTGAAATTTGATTTTTAAGTATGTCAATTTTTATATTGAAATACTTAACAGTATCTTCTACTGATATTTTTTTAATAGAATCAATACTCAATATATCATTAGAACGGACAGTTTTAGGAGATTCAACATTTGTTGATTTTCTATAAAAGTCATAGGAAAAATATGTTGCTAAGATAAAAAATATCATTAAAAATCCTAGTAGTGTGTAAGACAGTTTTGTTGTTTTTTTACTCATTTTCAAATAGTTTTTCAAGATTGGCATTTCTATTAATTATTTTATCACCCCCTAATTTTCTTTTTACTTCCTCAATGGGAAATTTATATCCACTTCCGCTTTGTGTTTCAAAGGCAATTATTGGATACTTTCTATTTTGTGGTTTAAATCCGGTTATTTTAAAATTCTTTTTAATTCCTCTTACAGTAGATTCAAATTCCATTCCAACTATATTCTGAGTAAATCCATAACTTTTAGATATTCTTAAGTTTGAATTTTCAGATAATTTAATTTTTTTAACATCATCTACAACAATTTCTATTTTAAAACCTGTTTTAGTTTCATGATAAACAGTATTTATTTTAAAACCATCTGCTTTGATATTTTTAACCGAATCTCCAATAATTTTAATTAATTCTTTATCAGTCATACTTTTAGAATTTCTACAAAGATACTGATTTTTTATGAATTTTCCTCAAAAATAATATTATTATTTGGAGCATCTTCATTCTCAATTCCATCAGGGTAATAATCATAATTAACTTTTCCTTCTTCCTCTCCAAATCTACTTGGAACATTCAATGGCTGCGACCTATTGTTTAAATAAGCCCAGTCTTCAACACCAAGTTCTTTAAACCTTTTATAAATGTCAAAGTTATAATAATCCATTATGCTTCTTACCCTCCTTTGTATATCAGCTCGAGACAATTCATGTGTATTAGATGCCATATCTGAACGATAAATAAATTGTAAATAACAATTTTTAAGTATTCTAACAAATTTAGTTTCTAAAAATGTTCTAATTAATACTTCATAATCATCAGCAATTGAAAGTCTACGATTATGACCCCCAATTTTAAAATAAACATCTCTTTTCCATGCTCTTATGTGATTCGGAACACCCACAATATGTCTAATGGTTTTTGGATTAATATTCGGTGAAATATTTACATTCATCACAATACCCATTTCTTTTTCCTTTCTATATTTTCCGTACCCAAAGCAAAATCCTGGTGGGTATGTTAATGTTGTTGACCAATCTTCTAATATTTCAACACAATCTGTATAAGCAAATCCTGCATCAGGATATTTCTTAAAAGCATCCACCACTACTTTAGCACTATCAGGTAAGATATAGTCATCGTGGTCTATTTCGATTAATATATCACCACGACATAAAACCGCACATCTGTATTTAGATTCCCCAATTATACCTTTACTTTTTTCCCTAAAGTCATAAACTTTTACTCTATGATCAGATTCTGCTATTTTTTCAGCAAGTTTTAAAGTTTTCCCACCATCACTTGAGTCATTTACTACAACCCATTCCCAATTTGTGTATGTTTGTTTTGAAATAGACTCATATAATCTTTGAAGTTTATCCCCGGTATTATAAATCGGAGTAAAAAATGATACCAGATCTTTTCCATCATTGTCAAGCATATAATTCATAGAGGAGTTATATACAAGTTCACCGGCATCATTAATAAGTGTTTTTAAATTAATCCATCTTTTTTTAATGTCTAATGGTGAGTTTATCAAATTTTGATATTTATTATCATCGCCTACACTAACAATAAAATCAGGATTAAATATTCTTATATCTTCATTTAATTTATGATCATCTTCCCTATATTGTACTTCTAAATCATCAGATTCCCACCATGCTCTTTTTATAGACTTTAAATCAGGTTTGCCCTCACCAATATATAATATTTTAGGAACTCTAGCTCCTTTTTTTGATTGTAATTCGTTATAATAACACATTACCTTATCGATAAAATAAAAGTCATTTGGATTTTTCATATAAACCGCTTCTACGAAAATTGAATCTGCTATATAATTCATAGGAATTAATCTAATATCACCTATTAAATCCTTTCTAAGTACATATTGTGCTGAATCAACACCACTTATCCTCATATTTTCAGGTAATGCTAATCTAATATCTAATCCAGTAAAATCTTTACCACCTATTTTTTGATTAAATGCAAATCCTCTTTTATCTAAATTATTTATTATAGCATCATATAAATTATCATAAAAATTTTCATGTATGATATTATCATCATCTAAGATATATAAAAATCCATCTGGAGTATCATCAATAGCTTTATTTAACATTTGATGACCAAAATCTCCAGGCATTCCGTTTATAAAATATATTATTCCACCTTTTTCTTGAATTGATGATAATATTTCCGCATCAATATCTTTTAATACTGTCGTATCAAACATTACCCGCCATGTAATATTAAATTTATCAGTCGTAAATATTGAATCTCTTATTTTTTTTAGATTATTTAATCTTGTTACTCTAGTTAATATTGTAAGCTTAATCATTTGTGTACAAAAATTTTAGTATTTTTATACAAATAAGTGTCAATAGTTTAATATTCGGATATCAAAATTAATATATAGAATAAAACATATATAAAAATATATTCAATGGCATGAGTAATTATCCATATTTATCTGATAATAGATGTAAAAATTGTGGTGGAACAATACTTATAAAGAGAAGTAGAGATAAAAATAAAGAGTTTTGTGGAACAGCATGTGTTGGTAAGTATCTAAAATCAAAAAATAAAGAGTATGTCAATTGTAATTTTTGTGGCAAAAAATTTATAAAGACAAGTAAGACAAAAAATTTATTTTGTTCAAAAAATTGCTCAAACAAAAATAGGATAGTATTTCATAAAAGAATCTGTGAAAGATGTGGTAAGGAATTCATATGTCATAATAAAGCAGAAATAAATAGAGGTAGGGCTAGATTTTGTTCATTATCTTGTTCTAATAGAATTTATAATTTTGATGAAAACTATTTTGATTTTATTAATAGTCCGAATAAAGCTTATATCTTAGGATTCTTATATGCAGACGGATGTATAAGTAAAAAGAAAACTGAAATGATAATAAAACTACACAATAAAGATAAATGCTTATTAGAAAAAATAAAATTAGAAATGAAATCAGAACATCCTATAAAAGTTGTTAAACAAGTTAATAGGGATAATCAAGTAAAATTTTCAATTTCATCAAAAAAATTGTGTGAAAATTTATCGGCACATGGTTTATTACCAAATAAAACTTTCACTATTGAGTTTCCAAAAATTGACGAAAATTTAGTAAGACACTTTGTAAGAGGATATTTTGATGGGGATGGATGTATATCAAAAGTAGATAAAAGAAAATCATTTACAGTTACTATATTCACTGCATCTGAAAATTTTATGATATCATTAGTAGATTTTCTTTCAAAAAATGAGATAGAAACTAAAGTTAATAAAAGAAATAGTGGTTTTGCAATATATTTTGGAAAAAAAGAATTAATAAATAGATTTTATAAATTGATATATGATGAGTCAGATATTCAATTGGATAGAAAAAAAGAAAAATTTCCTATTTGTAAATGATTTTCGATTTAACCCAATTTCTAGTCCAGTGTGAGTCCGTCTGCACATGATTTTTTCTGACATATTTATATATGTTCTCAGCGAAATCATCATTATGAAACATATCCGCGTTCCTTACAACAACACCTTCAATAGTTCCTCCTAATTTTGATTCCTGTTTAACCAAAGATTCGGTTAAATCTTTTAATTCCTTTTCAGAATTAACAATTCCTTTAAACAAAACTGGCGCGGTCGGTAAATCTAATAGAAATGCATATTCTTCTACAGATTCCCAAGGAATCCATATATTATTATCTCTAACACCAAAAATATAGAAATATGATGTTAAATTGGTGTAATCAATTGAGTGAATTCCTTCCATATTTTCACCAAATAAAAAAACACCATCAGATAAATCATTTTTAATTCTTTGATGTATCATTCTTACTTCTCTTGACCAGGCAGATGTAGTAAACGCCGCATGTGACCTAGCATAGACACCATCTTTAGTCATTCCGGTGTTCTCTCCGTCTAACTTTTCGGTAATAACAATATCAATACCTATCAACGATGATACATCTTGTGATATTTTATCATCGGAAGTAGATCCAGGTGACCACGGCAAATGATATGTTCTGTTATATTTAGACATTTTGCAAAGGTAGTAATTTTGTGATTAAACGAAAAATTTAAATGTATATATTAATATAGTGCATTAAAAAAGGTGAAGTAAAACTTCACCTTTTTAAAATTATTATCTAACTTATTAATATCCAGGAGCCAATGGCGGCTGAATTGTAAAGTTACCATCAATGTATTCATCAATCCAGTAATCAGCTACAAAACGAGCACTTGCACTCCAAATGTCATTGTTTGACCAATCTAATGATATACCATCAACGCCTCTAATTTGAACATTCTGGAAGGTTACTCTTCTTATGATAACACCCTTTCTATCGTGTTGGTTAACAACCATAGTACCAATAATATCACTCTTATAGTGTAAAGTACCATTTTGTGCATTCCAAACTAAGTCATACCAAGCTTTTAACACATTCCATGTTTCCATAGATCCTTGATCATTAACATTGACATTAAACTTAACATCAAATTCATGGTGTGTTTGGTTAGGAACTGTAACAAATGCTCTAGTTGAGTATTTGAATCTTTGATCCTTGATATCAATATCCTTAGTTAAATCTAAGTTAACTGTTGAAGCTTGTTGAAGCATCAATAATGGGTCTCTACCTTGTGCTTGTAAAATTGTAGGTAGAATGAAAGTTATCTCAAATAAATTTGTATAAACAGGTTCCTGCGGCTTAGTACCAGGACCACCAGGTGAACCAGTCATTAAAAGTTGAGTAAAATGTGGTAAGGGCATTTTCTTTATATTATTTTTATTTTAACTTGTTTAAGTTATATTCTTATATATTATTTATTTTATTGTCTCTAGCTTTTTATCTTTTACTAGATAATGTATATATTTTATTTCAAAATCAATTTTTTTCCATTTTGAAATTATTAAAACTACTAAGTATATATTAAATATAATAACTACAAAAAATAATTATATGTAATAATGTCAAAAATACTACTCATTGGAGATGTACACTTAGGATTAGGATATCCAAATAATGTAGATAAATGGTTTAAAGTTACACAAGAATATTTTGAAAAATTTTTACTCCCCCTAGCAAAAAAAGAAATTTCTAACAAAGATATAATTGTATTATTAGGAGATTTATTTGATAATAGAAATGTAGTGCCAATTAATATTTTAAATTATGCTCAATATATGTTAGAAAAATTATCAGAAATAACAGAAACTCATTTAATAATAGGAAATCATGATTTATATACAAAAAGCACAAATGATGTAAATACAGTGAAATTATATAAATATATTCCAAATGTATTTGTTTATGAAGAAGCTAAAAAAATACAATTTAATAATAAGAATATATTAATGCTTCCATGGGTAGAAAAAAGAAAAGACCAAGTAGAAATTCTTAAAAAGTATACCGGATGTGACTATCTATTCTGCCATTCAGATTTGAATGGGGCTAAAATGCATTTAAATTCAGTAGCACATAAGAATTTAGATAAAATAAACGTAGAAGATTTTATTGGATATAAATATGTTTATTCCGGACATATACATATTCAACAAGTTAATAAGAATTTTACTTTTGTTGGATCTATTTTTGAAATGGATAGAAATGATATAAATAATCAAAAAGGAGTTTATATATTAGATACAAATACAGAAAAAGAAAGATTCATACCCAATAATATTTCACCTAATTTTAAAAAGATTTATATTTTAAAAGAAGAACATATTGATTTATTAGATGATGTATCTACTAAGGATTATATTGATTTATACATATCAAATTCATTATTGGTTGGTAATAGAAAATTAAGAAGAAAGTTAGAGGTTATTTTAGAAACTGGAAATTTTGCATCAGTAGAATATATTGATGATATAAATAATGAAAATGATGATAGTGACGTTAAAATAGACAAAATAATAAATGAAAATGTAGATGACGATAAAGAATCTACACATATAAAATTAGAATATAAAGATCTGATAAGAGATTATATAATTTCTCAAAATTATGATAATAATGAAAAAGTGAAAAATGGAGTATTACAAGAATATAATGAAATTGTTAAAATTTATGATAACACATATGAAAAGTAAAAGAAAAACCCTCTCAATTGAGAGGGTTTTTTATTTTTTACCTAAACTAGATTAGTTAAGATAACCACTAGCGTCAGTAACATTAAGTTGCATGTACTGCTTTTGTGGGAACCAACCTACTTCAGCTACTGCATATCTAGAACGTAATAACATTCTTGGAGCGAAGGTAGCTTCAGAGATGATGCTGATAGATTGAGCCATTAAGTATGGAACAAATACAACACCAGGCTGATCAGGATTGTTCTTTCTACCAAGAACAATTCTGTTGTCATTATACTTCATGTAAGGATCTACGTAGATAGTGATATCTCCGATTTGACCTACTGGATATAATTGACCAGAACCATTTAATTTAGATTTAACTGGGTTAACAGTGTAACCAGCAATATCCATGAAAGCTGCAGCAAGACCTCCGTTAGTAACTGCGAATTGAGCAGGACCAACACGACCTTCAGTAGCGATATAGTTAGAAGCGTGAACCACTTTAGTGATTAACTTTCTTTGAACAGCGTGAGTAGTTTCACCACCAGGACCAGATACAACATAGTTAGTATTTAAGTCGAAGATAGAATTACCGCCGTTTGTAGGAGCAGAAGTTCTGTTTAATGCACCTAATTCGAAGATCTTAGCAACGATTTGCTTAGAAATAGTCTGAGACAATTCGTTAACAAGGATAGATTCCATCTTTTGTACGATGTCCATACCAGTGTTAGCTTTGATATCTTCAATTTCAGTTCTTCTAAGAGCTGAAGATACTTCAATAGTACCAACTGCAACAGTTTTAGAAGAAACTTTAGGACCAATAACACCAGCATATGTGTTGTCATCAGCTTGACGAGACATTGGATAAGAACCAACAGCGCCTGAACCAGATGAAGCCCAGTTAGTTACGAAACCAGGAATATGGTCTTCAAGAGCAGATACTAATTCAACTGAAACACCACTTGCAGTAACACCAGCAATCGCATCGATTTGGTCTACCATAGAAGCAGTTGGTGAGAAAGTATTTTTAGTAGCATCAAATGTATAAGGAGCTACAGGAACAGCACCAGAGAAATTAGATACAGCATTGTATTGTCTGTAAGCTCTGAACATTGGGAATCCATCAATACGAGAGAAACCTAAGAATTCAACTTGGTTAGTTTTAGAAGCAGGCTCTGTAGTAGTAGTAACACCGTTAGAGATGTTATTCCAAAGTCTACCACCAGCTAAACCACCTACAGTTTCAGTAATGCTAGCTGCAACTAAAGCTGCAGTTAAACCAGCCTTAATATCAACTAAGTTAGTAGCATTAACTTTGAAAACTTGAGGTCTTGCTTCGTCTAAGTTAGTATCATCATACTGGAAGTCGATGTATAACAAGTCGATTTTTGGACCAGGAGTTGGTTTAACAGCTACAAGGTCAAGACCGATAGTTTGAGCAGCAATTTTCATAGCTACAGGTAAAAGGTTTTGACCTAAATCGCCAGAACCAAGAGTACCACCGTTTGAAGACCAGTTAGTACCGATTGTGCTACCAGCTAAAGTAGAAGGTTGAGGAGCAGTTATTGCGCCCATACCAGCAACACCAGCATTAAGGTAAGCATTTTCATTGATAGAGTGATATTCAGCATATTCTGACATCCAATCAAGTCTTTCTTCGCTGCTAACACCCATGTTTTCTAAGACAGGAGCCCACTTTTTGAAGGCTTTTTGTTTGTCTATTCTAATGTGTGACATAATTTTTTTTTAATTTTTTTGGTCTACTTTCGTAGATTTAATTTTTTTTGTCTGAATTACTTCAAACTCATGAATCTTTCTAAGATTGCGTTAACTTCTTTTTCAGATAACTTATCTTCTTGAATCATACTTTCGTGAGAAACAAGTTTCTTAGAAACTGATTCATTCTTTTTGAGATTTCTAGTCAACCAGAAATGTTCAACTTTTGATTCGGTGTCTAATTCTGGATAAAGTCTAGCTTGAGAAAGTATAGACTTTTTAGAGCTCTCATTTAATTGACCCCAGATTGGCTTAATGTTTTCAGGCATCAATCTGATTAATCTTTCTTCAAGCGACTCATTCTTAATAGAAAGAGCTTCTCCAATTAATCTTAAAACATCAGAACTTGTGTAGTAACTTTTTTCGTTTATGTAAAGCTTAACTTGTTCTTGTTCTTCTTGTGATAATTCATAAAAACTATCAACTTGAGACTTGTTTAAGAATCTTAAGAAGTGTAAGTCATTTGACTCAGAAACTTTACGTTTTTTAGCTTCTTCGATTAATTTATCTATTTGGCGAGACAATTCAGTATCAGTGTTTGCTTCATAAGCCTCTTCTTCTTCAGAAACAACTTCTTCAGTAGATTCGATAGCTTCTTCAACAACTTCTTCAGTAGATTCTTCTACAGATTCTTCTACAGATTCTTCTTCTTCACCTACAACTTCTTCTTGTGGTAAAAGTTCAAATTCCTCTTCAGGAATTTCTTCTTCTTCAACCTCTTCTTCAAATTCTGGTAACATTTCAAAACCAGCATCTTCAAGTGTAGGGAAAGTTTCATTTGCATTTTCAAATACCTTACCACCATTTAATTTTTCTGATATCATACCAGCGTATGAAACAGTTTTATCTAAATTTTCGGCAATGTATTCAGCATAAGCAATATTATCATCTAAATGTTCAGCAATGTATTCAGAATAGGCTATATTACCTTCTACATGCTCAGCTAAGTACTCAGAATAAGCAATAGTATTATCTAAATTCTCAGCTAAATATTCAGAGTAAGAAATATTTTTATCTAAGTTTTCTGCGATGTATTCAGCATAAGCAATATTCTTATCTAAATTCTCGGCTAAATACTCAGAGTAAGCAATATTCTTATCTAAATTCTCGGCTAAATACTCAGAGTAAGAAATATTCTTATCTAAGTTTTCTGCTAAGTACTCAGAATAAGTAATGTTCTTATCTAAGTTTTCTGCTAAGTACTCAGAATAATTAATAGCTTTTTCAAGATTTTCTGCTAAATAATCATTATGATTAATTAATTTGTCAGTAGTTGTCTTCAATGATTTGTTCTCATTTACTACTACTTGAACTTTTTCTGCTAAGTAATCTAAATACTTAACAATTTGTTGGTTAGTTTTATTTAACTCTTCGTAATATTCTAAGAGTTCCTCTAACTTTTTTGGATTTAAGTTACCAGCTTTAAGAGCCGACTTAACTTCTTTCTTAGTAGACGCAATTTCGTTGATGATATACTTAGAATAGTCAGTCAACTGATCTTTGGTAACAAATTCATTTTTGTTCATGTTAAATAGATCATTAATTTTTGACTCGTCGGACATTTCATATATCCTAAAGTTGGTGTTATTTGTATAACCGAATGACTCGTTTATAGATGATAACTTGGCAGAAGCAAAACCAGGATCAGCAACAATATCATAAGTAAATAACTTTTTAAGTGTTACTGTTCCATCAGATTCAGTGATACCAGCTGCTCTTGATGATACAAAAAGAGGACATCCGTCATCAACTAAAGCTTTTGCTTCTTTACCCCAATATGTGTTTAATAATCTAATTTGACCATCAACTCTATTTGATTCCTTAACAAAGTAAGTTTTCTCAATAATATGTGATGCTCTTGAAAGAGATGTATCAAATACATCTGGGTGATCAAATTCACCATAAACTACTCCCATTGTTTTAATTCTCTCATTAAGCTCATCTAAACAAGGAATAAATTTATCAGCAGTATAAATTCTTTCATTGCGATTTTTAATACCAAACTCAGTAAAAATTCCACCTAAAACATAGTTCTTTGAATTTTGAACATTTTCGTTCCTTGATAGTGGGCTTGTATTGTTTTCTACAATTAGTACAGGTTTCATCTATAATTTTTATTTTGTATATTATATATACCCTTGAAAAACCATTATTTTTTAAAGGTGGATTTTTTATAGACCTAATGAAAACTTTGATATTTGTAGATTATATAAGAATTGTAGAAATGAAAAATAAAGCTTGAAAATTTTAAAATTTTATCACAAATAAATAAATTAAAACTTCTTTTCTTATTTCTCATATATTTTCCATTATGATATTAACCAGAGATGTGTCCATAAGAATAAATGAAAACAATTACTTATATTATGAGGAACTAGGATATGATGTCTCAATAGGAGAAAAATTAAACATCCCTATTGAGTTATTATCTACTGGTAGTCATCAAAAAATAGATTGTCAATGTGATAATTGTGGTACTGTCAAAACTGTAATATTTAAAAATTACATTAAATATGGAAATAAATGGGGAGAATATTTTTGTAGAAAATGTTCAGAACACAAAAGAAAACGCACATTAAATTTAAATTATGGTGTTGATTATCCAATACAGAATAAAGAAATACGAAAAAAGATATATAGAACAATGATGGATAAATGGGGAGTGGATAATCCATCAAAATCAGAAGATATCTTATCTAAAAAGAAAAAGTGAAGTTAAAAACTTCACTTTTTTTATTTTAAAATTCAAATTCTCCGCCACCTTCTTCAGCTGGAGGTGTCTCGCCGCCCTCACCACCTCCTCCTTGAGCTGGTGGTAATTCAGGTCCACCACCACCTTCTTCTGGCATTTCAGGACCCATACCAGGTTGTCCTTCCATCTCACCCATACCTGGTTCGCCTCCCATACCTGGTTCACCTCCTTCAGCAGTCGCTCCTCCAAATTTAGATTTTATCCAATATGCTTTATTTTCCTCTTTCTCCTCAGGAGTCAATTTCATAATCTTATCTATCAAGTATTCAATATGGAAATAAGGATTACCATCAGCAGTTTGTATTCCTAACAATGATGATAAAATTGAAGATCTTTTCTCCATATTGGCTAATTTCTTCCATTCTTCAAAAATTTGATTAGAATTAAAGTTTATATCAATTTGATTTAAGAATATTTCATCATCCTTCAATTCTGGAAACTCCATACACATCTGTAGTTTTAACGGCTTTACAATTAATTCTTTAAAAATTGCTCGCAATCTTCCGATAAAATTTGAAAATTTAACTTCATCTCTTGTCATCTCAGAAGCATCTGAAAAGATATTTCCACCTCCATTTTCTTTTTCAAATCTTGAAAATGGAATTTTAGATGCTCTTTTCAATGCATTATAAAACCATGTAAGTATATCACTTTCATTCAGGTTATGACCCTCAGGAGAAACTAACTCCATATTAGGGGTACCCGCTTCACCTTCAGGAAACCATATTTGTTTATTATATGGTAGATGTTTTGTACCATTTATTGTTAATGTTCCTAATGTATCATCCCATTCCACTTCTTCCGAATAATCTGCAATTAATTGACCTACTTGTTCTTCAGCTCTTTGTCTTGGCAAACCTTTAATAGGAATGGTAAACTTCTGATATACAGTAGCATTAATTACGTTGAACATTATTCTTGTTTGTTCGATAATTTTTAACTGATTATAAGGTTTTATTAACCCCTCTACATAAGAAGTTTCTGAATAATCGTGTTGGGTAGAATATGATACGAATACAATTTGTGAATCTAAAAAAATTCTTCTCAATTGAGGATCTTCCGGATATTGTATCCATAAGTTACCAATTGTTGGCTCATATGCTGGAACTAATGTTTCCGGTCTTAATCTATTAAAATAGATAATGTTCTTTTTTTGGTCATCCCATACTATTTCTAAAGCCACATATCCATCAATTAAGAAATCTTTCATCATATTCCAAGCAGTAATACCATCAGAAAAACCAAATTTATTATAAATTTTCTCGAAATATTCTTGATATTTATCTTTAACATCTTGTGAATAATCATTTGATAAAGGCTTGGGTGAACAAAAATCCTTTTCATCATTATAAATAATTGACTCGTCAGCAACTGAAGAAATGAAATCTCTAATTTCATCTTTGATTGAATATTCTCTTAAAATTCTTCTTTTGTCGGAGTAAGCTCTGTCAAGATAAGGTATTGATTTTTTGTTTAAAACCTGAGCAACTGCTCTTTGAGAAAAGAAATCATACATTGAGTTTCCTTTCAATGAATACGGATCTTCGTTAATACCCACGCCCACTGTATTACGAATTATCATATCATCATATTTCATTCCCCATGAACTAAGATTTCTTAATATTTTACTAAATAAACCTTTATTTTCAACTGCTGAGGAAATTCCCAATGATGATTGTTGATTCATCGGATTATATGAGGCCATCTAAAATTAGTAATTTTTTCATATATATTAAAAAAGTATATACTGTTTATAGATTAATATTAAAATAAGTTTATTATCCATATTTATCAAGACTTTTTTGAATCCTTAATATGTGTTTCTTTAAAATATCATAATTTTCCAATATATCATCAGACGCCTGGTAAAAATCCTTAATTAAAGCCGAAGACATTTCTTGATGTCTCTGTTCTCTATATGATAATTTGGCAGACCATATTTCATATAATTTTTTAGGATCGTATTTGTTTATAGGGTGTTGAGCATAGAGAAACCTAGGAACAATTTCTAAATTTATTTTATGTACTATTTCCACCTGTGATAAATTATATTCAACTATTGCATATTCAAATCCATATTTTAATAATTCTCTATACATACCTTCATAATTGACTTCTAGTAAATTGTCTTTCTCAAAATCATCTTTAGTAATAAATTTATCAAAAATTGAAACTCTTACTTCCAATGGTATAAAGTTGAAATTAACTGCATTTATGATTATCATATTAGAAAATTTCTTAAAATCTACTGTAAATATTGGAGAAAATGACATCCAGTTTGAATCATCTTTATAGTGTAAGAAGTAAAATCCACCAATTTGCATTTTTCCTCTGGGTATATTCATTATTAGTTTATCTGATTTGGCATAGGATTCATAGAAAAACAAAGAATTATTTTTAAAATTTTCAATAATTCCGTTTCCGTAAACTAAATTAGACAATTTAACTCTTTCTAAAAGTTCTCCCATTACAAAGAATGTTTTAGTAATATATATTATAAAATTGTTTTTAGTATGATAAATAGTGCTCCAAGATCTCAAGGTAAATATAAGCAAGGTCTTTTTATTCCAAAAAATAAAGAAAAATTAATCAAATCAAACTCACATGGAGGTGTTTATTATAGATCAGGATTAGAACACAAAATGATGATATACTTAGATAACAATGAGAATATAATTACTTGGGGGTCTGAACATTTAAGAATACCTTACGAAAAAACTGAATGGAGTTCTTCATTAAATGAATTTGTAACATCTGAACATAGTTACTATCCTGATTTTTATTATGAATTATTGAGAGCCGATGGTAGTATTTCAAGAGTCGTAGCAGAAGTTAAGCCATCAAGTGAAACTTCTGAACCTAAACTACCTAATAATCCAACAGCTAAACAATTAAAAAATTTTGAATATTCATTAAAAATGTGGAATAAAAATCTTTCTAAATGGAAATATATGATAGAATATTGTCAAAGAAAGGGATTTGAATTTATAATAATTACAGAAGATCACCTAGGAAAATAAGATATAGCACTTGTAATAATATAATTATACAAGAAATACTTGATAATACATCATATGAAAAACTTAATTTAATATTTGACTTTGTTTTAGAAGCTATGTAAAATATAGGAAATTTTAATAATGATATCATTATTATCATTGCAAAATAAATATAATATTGTGAAAACAATCCAAAGAAAAGATAAATTATATACATTATTTTAACAATATAGTAAAATATATCTATCTTAGGAATTGATTCTGTTCTTTCATTAAACCTTAAATACAATCTACTTTTAAATAATATGTGATGTATTTCAGACCATATAAAAAGTAGAGATAATAAGTGTATATAATTATTCATTTACAATAATATCTTTTAATTTTATTAGGTTATTTAATTGATATTGCGGAATTCTCATCGTTTTTGATATAGAAACAATTTCATAAATAGAATCTGTAACTTTAACTTCTATTGGATTACCAACTATTCTATCATACTCTTGTGGAATATGATTTTCATCTCTATTCGAATAAATGTCTTTTATATAATTTCTAAGAGTTTCTATATTAATATGCAATGAGGCTCCATCTGGTTTTACTCCCCATCCTCTTTCTGATTCTTCCCAAAATTGTAAAAGTATAGTTTTCATAAAAATCTATTATACTATTTTACAATTTTAAAATATTAAAGTTTAATTAAAATCCACTAGTAAGTTGGTCACTTATTTGCGCAAATACTTCATAATCAGCAAGCTTAAAATAAATAAACATAATATCCTGATAATTTTCAATATCTTGCTCAAATGCAACTTCCAATTGATAATTCATAGAATCTAATTCTGGTATATACCTAGAAATTTGGTCTCTTATCATCTCTTCAACATAAGATGATGAAACTTTGGTTTGATATAAAAGTAACAATAAATCTGCCCCTAAATTTGGCTCTCCTAATACTTCACCCTTATTGGTGAATAGTAACATCTCATATTTTTGAATAATGACATTTATAACATCATCTTCTATTATCTCACCACTAACGTATTTAGGATGTCCTTTGTATCTAATATAAAAATCTTTAAAATCTATTGACATAAATCTATATATAAAATTTATATATACATCATATGAAAATATATAAATTCTTTGAGTCAAAAATCAATGTTAATAATATGGCTGAGGTCATATTAAAGTATCTTAATGAATATGAATATGATTCTAAGTTTTATGACTTTGAATATATGATTAGAACACATGCGGCTGATAATGACGACGATGATCCAGATTACTTTGAGGGAACCCTAGATATAAATAGAATAAGAAAATCCTTGATTGAAATATTCAGATGGATGAAGCCAGGATATCGAGATTATGATAAGTTTATGAGTTTCTATTACGAAATTGAAGATATGGTTACTGTAGATATCCCAAATAATGAAATTATCGAAGACTTATTTTTAGATTTAGATAATAAAGTTGAAATAACTAAAAAAAATATAAACGATAAGCTTTTCTTTCAAATTTTAATTATGGATGTTGATGAATCAAATATACATACACTATTTAACAGAGTGTGGACCTCTGTTAAAAAAAGACTTCCCGAAAATTGTAATATTTATAATTATGAAATTAAAAGAAGTGAAGATAAATATGATGTTACTATACTTATAGATCACGAAAATTCAAATGTTTATGAAGATTGATTAAGTATTTCATCTATCTTACTATCCCTTAGTTCTCGTCTAAATGGGGCATAATTTACAATATCCCATGTAATAATATTTACACCATTGTTATCATAAAATGTTCTAGCTTGAAAATAATAATCTAGTTCCTCAACACATTTTTTTGCTAATTTACCTCTCATATTATTAAGAAATGTCACATCACCGTAAATTTCACCATTATGAAATGTGACATTTTTTATAACATGAGAGACCCTAGTAAATGAAATATCTAAAGTATTCTCTGGTTCTAATTCTCCATACAGACATCCCAAACTACTTAATTTATTTTCAATTTTAGATTTTATAAAATTGATATCAATAATTCTCCAATTCCAATCATTAGTATTTGATAATAAATAATTCATTAAAATAGGTCTCTTATTTTACCAATAACTGTCATTCCTATAATTATAGGATCAGTTGATGTTTCTAATAGTTTATAATTTTCAGCAATAATATAATTTACTTTAAATAATTTATCTATGTTTTCTCTTCTCTCATTAAAAGACCATTTAATAAATTCTGATCCAAATAAACTCATCATTTCGTCTATTTTTTCAGGTCCAAAGTTTTGCATTAAAAAGTGATAAATATCTTCATAAGTTTTGGATTTATCATAAATAATTTGATATAAATCATTTCTTAATTTTGAGTTTATATTAGAAGCGCCGCTAGATAGTTGGCCATTTTCTTTAAAATGTTGAAGCTCATTCATAATAGACCTGAAATCAGGAAACCCCTTATTAATTATCTTAACAAGTTCTTCTTTCTTAATCTCAATTTTTTCTGATGGAACAATCACATCCATTATTCTTTTATAAAAAGAAGTTTTTAAAAATTTTTCTTCTTCCGCGCCCTGACAGTCAAAGTTTACAGTCATCAATCTAGACTTTATTCCATCCGAAATCTTATTGATATGATTGGTGTTAAAAATAAATCTTACATTTTTAGCAGAATACTCTTCAATATAAGCCTTTAAAGCATCTTGATATTGAGTGGAAGTTCTTTCAAATTCATCTAAAAAAACATACTTAATAGAGTCATATTTGATTTCAGTATCAAAATCTAAACCCATGTAAACTTTAGAACAAAAATCATCTATTTTAGTTCTAAGTACATCTATAGAAGTATAAAATGAGCTATTTATCTCAAGAAATGGTTTATCTTTAGAATATTTACCAATTAATATTCTAGCAAGTGTAGTTTTTCCTGTCCCATAGTGCCCATATAAAATCACATTTTGTGTAATTCCGTTTTCAAAAATTTTTCTAATTCTAGGAAGAAGTATAATATCTTCCATAGTCTTTGGTCTCCATTTTTCACTTAGTAATAAATAATTCATTCTTCAGTTTTAAATAATTCATAAAATTGTCCCTTTTCTCTAACCCAATATTTACCATCCTTATTATCATATAATGTTTCATAGATGATAACATCTATCCAAAGGTTACTAATTTTCATCTTGGATTCCGCAAATATTTTATATGGCTTTCCTTTATAGTAATAAATCATAACAATTATAATAAAATGATAAATGAAAGTTTTAATATATAATTTCATGAATCACATAAAAAAATTCAATGAAGGTGCTGAAAGGAAATCTAAAGCGGATGAAATACTCGATTATTATCTTATCGAATTAGAAGGCAAATATAATTTTAAAGTAGTTAATTCACCATCGATTATACAGAGAGGTGATTATGTATCATATGGAAATGTTACCAGAAAGGGTGCATACACCATTAGATTTGAAGTTATTAATAAAATAGATAATATAATTGAATTTTTGAATGATATTAATCGTGTTAATAAAAGATGGAAATTAAAAGATTCTTTTTATAAAATAAAAGAAAGAGGCAATAAGATACAATTCTATATTAGTATATGAATTACATAAAAAAATTTGAATCATTTAAACAATTTTCCTTCTATACAAATGAATGGGAGAAATATCTACCTGCAGAAATAATTATTATAAAAAATGGGGAAAGTAGAAAATTTCATCGTGAAAATGTGATGTTGCACGCGGATATGGTACAAATTGATTATGTGGCTAATAAAAATATTTTTGGCCAACCTGATGAATTTGAAATTGATTTATATTTTGTAAATAAAAACGGGAACCTGAAATTTACCGTCGATATTTCTTATGGAGATTTCTTAGTTTCAGAATTTAGTATTGAACCCCCAAATAAAGTTAAAGTAATTGAATATACATCATATCACTCTAGGTTTAATCCAGATGAAAATGACACTTTCGCGTTTGAGGACGACACCATAAAAGATATTTGTAATTTTCTTAACCATATAGATGGAGTTAATATATCGCCGAATGATCTTAAATTTTTAGACAAAAGAGACAATTATAATCCTGACAAGAAACAATAATTTAATATATACAATCTATGATAGGTGAAAGATTCAATTTTGAAGATGTTTTTTTTAGAGATTTAACGGTGTGTGTTTTAGACACATTAGAAGGAGAAGTTAGATGGGTTAATAAGTTTTCATCAGGAGATAGAGAAGTAAAGGTTCCATTTTATTATTCACTAACAGGGGATGAAAGATTTTTATTAGATTCATTTGCTGATGATGTTGTATCAGATAATAGATATGTTGAACTGAATACCGATGTTATTCCTAGAGGGCATTTAACTATGACAGGATTTGATATTAAAAGTGATGAAATGGCCAACCCTAATGTGTGGTTGAGAATGGTTATAGAGAGTAATACAGAAATTAAAAAAATGTTAACCAAAATAAGAGCAGTGCCCATTTCAGTAAAATATGACCTATCAATATTATTATCCAGTGAAATCGATTCCTTTAAGTGTAGTCAAGCTATAATTAATACATTGTGGCTATATCGATTTATGTATTTTGAACATAATTTTCTAAATATAGATGCAGTTATGATTTTACCAGATAGTAATCAAGTTGAAATAAATAGAGAGAAAAATTTGACATCTGACAATACAATAAAATTGACGGTATCATTTGAAGTTCACACTTATTATCCTGCTATGAGAAATTTCAGCGATGAAAATAAGGAATTTTTTATTGAACCTAAGAAAACTAAATGGTATAATCAGTTGTTTCAAGGTAGATATAGTGGAGATGCAACCTCCGCCAATAGTGACAAGATTGATAAACCGAAATAAGAAAAAAGTCATTTTTATTTTATTATATATAGATTAAGATAAAAAATAAAAAACATCATTACTATGAAGAATATTAAATTAGAATTATTTAATTTCAGAAAGAACTTAAGCATAGACCAGGAAGAAGTATCAATGATCATTGAATCTTATATAGACTTATGCAATGAAGTTTCAGAGAAGCAAATTATTACTTCTTTAAATGAAAGATTAAGATCTTTTACCTTTGACAAGGAAATAAAGTCTTTTCTAGAATCATTAAATGTTGATATGAAAGAATATCAACTTCTTTATGAATTAAAACATTTATATAATGTTTTAAATAGTAAAAATCAAGGTGAGCTTTACAGACAACCTATAAATGTTTTATTACAAACAATAAATTTAGAAAGCGATCAGGACAGACTTTCTAAAGTCCTTAATGAATTAGCTATTTATGATTGGGTTCCTGAAATTAAAATGTTTGTTCATAATTTAACTAAATCTCCTGAACAAAAAGCTAATTTACTTTCTGGTGGTAAAGGTGAATCTATCTATACAATTGTAGAACAGGTTGAAGATGGATATCTTTGTTTAGTAAAAGATTCTTGGTTCTTACTTTCTGAAAATAATATAGAAAAAACACTATTAGAAACTCATGTTACTGATTCTGATAAATTAAAAGTTTTAAGAACATTAGAAACAGCTATGAGGTTCTCTTCTATCTCTGCTGATAGAGTTGATTTTAGAGTTTCTGAAAATTTAACCGTTGGATTATCGGTTGCTGAAAAGGGTGTTATGTTTATTAATGATGATGAATTAAACAAAGAAACTACTTTAGAAAGTTTATTTAGTTCTCCTATCATTCCTATAGTTAATAAAAATTTCTATCCTATTATTTTAGAAACTTCTAATAATTTGGACAAATTTGTAGAACTTGATGTTGTTAAAAGAGTTTCTAATTTAGTTAATCCTTATTTAGAGGTTTTTGCATTTAATTATAAAAATGCAACTTTCTTATATAGATGTGATGAAAGATATGGCAATTCGTTCTTTAAATATGACTCAGCTATAGAATTAGTTAATGAGGTTAGAAATGAACTTAATTATGACTTAACTTATTTTTTTGAAAATAAATTAGACGAAGAATTGGTTGTTAAAAAGAAATTAGAAGATAAAGAAAGAGAAATTACATTAAAATTAGAAGATGTTAAATTTAATATTAGTAAAGTAAAAACTTCAATAGAATATATTGGGGAATCTAATGTTTTAACAGTAGCTTTAGAAAATCTAGAAAAAAGAAAAGAATCTTTAGAGTCAGATTTACAAAGTGTTAAAGAATTAAAATATAAAGAAAGAGTAAAAGCTTAATTTGTAAAAATTGTTAAAAGACCCTCATTTATTGAGGGTTTTTTATGCTTTTTATTAAACTTAATTATTATATAATATATAATTTTATAATTAATCTTTAAAAAATAATCTTATGTAAATGTATCTTCACAATAGGGACCTCTACGTTGAAATCGTAGTTTCAAAAGCTCAAGGAAAATTAACTAACAAATCTAAATTAATGCTAGAAATTCTAGCCAAAAGAACAATCAAAAAAATGAGATATTGGAGCAATGACGACAAAATGGATTGTTATCAAAGTGGTCTATTAGATATGTTCGCTAACTGGTACAACTTTAATGAAGAAAAAAGTGATAATACATTTGCTTATTTCACAGAAGTTTTCAAAAGAGGACTAGCTAAGGGGTTTAACGAATTGTATAAGAAAAAAGGTGATAATAAAAATATGATAAAGGTCGTCAGTATAGAATCTTCTAACGACGGACAGGGGCTACATTCGATTTAACCAATTTTTTATTGCTTTTCTTAAGCTTGGTTTATGAATATCCTCTATCTTATATGATATATCATTAAAAATTTTTTGAACAGTGTTATTTTTTCTAGCGAATGGTCCATTAAGGTAGAAAATTTTATCATCAATAAGAATAATTTTATATCCACTATATTCTTTTATTTCATATTCGTTAGATAAATAGTCTTCCCATTTTTTTACTTCATATTCAATAGGATGAATATCTGACTTATAAGATTCGTAAAATTTTAAATATTTCATGTTTAATCATTATTTTTGAACAAATTGTTCCAGTATATATATTTATTTTCATATTATAATCTCAATCATTATACAAATTTGCAACCATTATGGGCTTATCAAAATCTATCTAAGGGTAATAGGTTTATCGGATAGGGCAATGCGTAGCAGAATATATATATTTAAAATTTCTATTAACTTTAACTCCCATTGATCTCGCAGTTGTTTCGATGTCTAGAAAACATTCCTGATCAGATCCACCCACCATAGTAACTTCTTTCCCCTTTAAATTAACAAACAACTCATATAATTTAATTGGAACGTGAAAATATCGATGATTATTCCCTATATAAATAATCGCTGTACCCTCATTTGTTAAAAACATATCTCCTCTTTTTAAAGAATTTTGACTTTCTCTTTGTTTAATATCATTATAGGTTTTTTTATCTAATATTTTCTTATAAAAATCAGCATCAACATCATAATTATATCTTTTTTCAATAGATTCTACTTGATTCGGAAACGTATAAAGATCATTATTGTTGGGTTTATCAGGATCATCATCATATAAATAATCTTTGTCTACGTTCTTCCCCTCTACATGATTATCCCATATTTGATATACCCTATTAAAAGTACTAGCATATTTATTCAACTCTTTTAAATAGTTATCAGTAAAAAATTTTTTAAATGATTTTTGAACATCAATTATTATTAATGTTCCGTTATTAAAATTCTCAAAAAGTTTAATGTGTCTCATATATGTATATATAAAAAAAGCACTATAAAAATATAGTGCTTTGATTTATATTATTTATTTAAGGGTTATAGTGGTAAATTTTCTTCTTCACCTTCTTCTTTTTCTTCCTCTTCTTCTACTTCTTCAAACTCTCCTTGACCTTGAGGTTGTGCTTGAGGTTGTGCTTGAGGTTGTGCTTGAGGTTGTGCCTGCATTTGACCTTGAGGCTGTGCTTGCATTTGACCTTGAGGTTGTGCTTGCATTTGACCTTGAGGCTGTGCTTGCATTTGACCTTGAGGTTGTGCCTGCATTTGACCTTGAGGCTGTGCCTGCATTTGACCTTGAGGCTGTGCCTGCATTTGACCTTGAGGCTGTGCCTGAGCATCTGCTTGAACTTGAACTTGTGCTTGACCACCTTGAGCTTGTGATTGAGGACCACCACCAAATAAAGCGGAAGGCTCTAATTTGTCAATATTTAATCCTTGTTGTAAAACATATTTTGTTATTTCTTCAGCTAATTGAACATCAGAATAAAATTGTCTAACATTTTTATCCAAACTATCTTTAGTTTTCTTTATGTAAGCGTTTAATAAAGATTGTGGTATCTCTGCAGTAACATTTACTTTATAGATATCATCAACAATCATAACACTTTCTTTGATAGCTTCTGTAAGCTTTCTTTTCATTGAATAAGATTCAAATTTTCTTATATGTTTCATTTTTAATAATTCTTTTTTTGAATATTTCTTTACATATATATTATAATAAAAAAATCACTTTTTATCATTTTAATAAGAATAATACACCAACTCCTATAACTAAAGCAAATGTTTTCAAAAATGCTGATTTTTTTTCCTTTTTATAATTATCAATTATTTCATCTTTAGCTTTTAGTTGAGCATTCGCTAATTCACTATCTCTGCGATATTTATCAATTTGCTCTTTTAAATTATCAATTTGCGAATCTTTTAATTTTATTATACCTTCTAATTGTGATATTTTTAAATTTAGAACAGCTACTTGCTGCTTCATATTATCTATTACGAATATATATGCAGAATCCAGTTTATCAACAGCCACTTTATAATTTCTTAATAAGTCCAACATATCATAATCGTTATCAATTTTTTGGGCCTGTTCTAATGATATAATAATACCTAATGTATCACCATTTACAATATAATACTGTGGAAATTCAGGAATATCTGTTTTTTGTGAAAATACAAAAAAAGATGATAATGTTAAAGTTAACAGTAATAATAGTTTTTTCATATATTTTAATTTTTATTTAGTCTTCTACTTAATGAGTTTAATAGAGTATCACCAGTCCTATTTGATGGATTTTTTTCTTTATTTGTAATTTGATTTCTAATTACACTAACACTTTTTCTTGTTTCATTTAATGCACTATTAGATTTATTTACACTATTTTCTATTTGTTTCAATCTTTCATTTATAAATTCTAATTCTGCATATTTTTGAGATAAAGAATCTTCATATTTTTGATATTCTTCTTTAAGAACATTAATGGAATCTTTAAGAGCATCTCTTTCTTCTTGAATATTCTTAACTTCCTCTCTTAATTCTCTATTTTCTTTTCTTATATCTGAAGACGAAAAAATAGTAAAATATATTACTAATCCAAGCAATATAACAAAAATTAAATAGAATATAGGATTTATTCCCTTAAAGATAGAAAGAGGTTTTATAAAATTTATAATTCTTTCTTTAATTGGAACATAAACCTTTTCAGTAACTATTTGCTCTGCAGTTCTAGGAATATAAGAATTAGAAGCATCGTTCCATATCCATTCATCTACTTTTTCTACTGTTTCTTCTACTGGATTCTCAACAATTGGATGTTCTATAATTTGCTCAGTAGATTTCCTTTTTTTTGCCATAAAAAAAATTTATAATTTTTAAAAACTTTATGTATATTTGTTCTATATATCTAAAAATAAATTATACCTTTTATGTTCGAAAAACTAATATGTTTTGACTTTGATGGAACTTTAATTCACACTCCAACTCCAGAAACTACTGGACTCGATTGGCAAGGAAGAGGTTGGTGGGGAAACCCCGAATCTTTAAATACAAAAATATTTTACCCACCAGTTAATCAATGGGTATATAACCATTTTTTAGATTATCAATCTGATCCCGATAATTATGTATTTATTGCAACTGGTCGTTTAAAAAGATTAGAAAATCATGTTCAAAAAGTTTTGGATTTACATGATATTAAATGTGATTTATTTTGTAATACCGGAGGCGAAACATTTAATTTTAAAAAATATTTATTTGAACAAATAATATTGAAAAATCCTAAAGCAGAAGAATTTATCATGTATGATGATAGACATGAACATTTAGATAAATTTGTTGAATGGGGTAAATACCAAAAAATTAAAGTAACAATAATTGATGTAATAAATAAAAAACAATTACTATGAGTAAAGATGATTTAGAATTTTTTGAAGATAGAATAGGAAAAGAAGTATTAAATGAGGGATTTGGGTACGATTATAATATTTTTTGCCTACAAGAAGGTGTAAAAATAGCTAAAGCTTGTTTATCCAAAGAATCAATAAAGGAATTTTATGAATTAAGTGCATCAGATCAATTGCTAAAAGTTCCAGATTTGAGTGATTCACATAGCGGCAATACATTTAATATGTCTTGTCGATTTGCATTTTTATATTTAGAAAAAATTAAAATTGATAATAGAGACGAAAAAATTGAAACTATAACTAATGTATAATATAGATAAAGAATACTTAATTCCTATAGAGGAAATTTCATGTCCTGGATGTGGAAGAAAATATGGACATCATAGAACAAAAGTTGATCTTAAATCAGAAGAATGTTCTGCGTGCGCCACGGAATTTATGTCCAAAGATGCCTTAGAATTAGTAGAGGCAACTTACTTTATTGAAGAAGTATTAGGATATAAAAAAATGAAGATTAAAAAATAAAATATATACAAATCTAAAAATAAATAATATTATGGCAACGATAACAAAAGAAAAAGTTGAATCATCATATAAAGAAAAATTAGGACAACCTTATGTACTCATTTTACATAACGATGATTATAATACCTTTGATTGGGTTATAGAATGCCTTATAAAAGTATGTAAACACGAGTACGAACAAGCTTCACAATGTGCCCATATAGTGCATTTTGTTGGAAAGTGTGATGTTAAAAGAGGAGATAAAGAAACAATTGCTGAAATGTACGAAAAGTTAAAATCTGCTAATTTATCAGTTACAATGGAACTATCATGATTGACAATCCAAATCCTAGTAACTTTTACTCTAAAAAAGAAATGCTTGATAGGCAAAAGTATATACCTGTAATAAAAGAAAAATTTTTAAAAAATCTAGAAGATTTGAAAAATAAAATTATTAATGAAGAACCATTTCCTCATGGTAATATAGATTTAGAGATACTTTGTGAGTTTGATGACACAATTCAAGAATTATTGAATAATTGGCATTATTAATTATATTTTCCAAACCATCCATTTCCCTGATTCATCATTTTATATTGATTCATCAGTCTTCTTTGTCTGTTTATATTAATAACTGTAGAATAATCTGCCCCTTCTTTATAATCTACTTCTTTTAATATAGAATTAAAATAATTTAATTTATCTTTAGGCAATGTAGTAATGGCATAATCTTCACACATTTGTCTGTAATCATATCTATTAAAGATTGATGATAAATCAATTAATGTCATGACAGTATCATCATTTCCAATATCAGACGCATATCTAACATTTCCTGAAGGAGTTATATGTTTAACGAAGGTAGTTATTTCTCTAATATTATCTTCATTGGAAATTATAAACTTCTTTTTATCCATAGCATCTTGATATTCTTTTACAAATAAATTTTTATTATCTCCTATTTTTAATCCAACTTTCTCTTCTTCGGCATCAGCTCTATGTTTATACCTAAAGAATATATTACTACCATAGTTGTTATTTCCATCAAAAACGTGTGGCAAATGAGCTAAAAATTCATTACCATAAGTATTTATTTCTAAAGCTACTTTAAAATTATCACTTTCAAAATATTCAAATGCTAATAAATAAAATAACTCAGCTAATTGTTTTACAGAAATTAAATTAGATCTAAACATTGCTATTTGTACCAAATTAAAGAAATCACTTATATTAGTATATGTATGCTTCTGCATTTCTATTATTTCATCGGGTTTAGGCGCTATCTTAAAAATATTAATGACCGAATAATCTAATCCCAATCCTTCTGAAATATCAATTGCCATTACACCACTGACTGATTTTCTTTGTATTGGTGCAAATATTGAATCATCATCTATCCACTTTAAATCATTGTAGGAAAATTTTAATTTTCTATCAAATTCATAAATTTGTTCAAAAACAAAATTCCTTTTATTACCCATCAAATGTTCAATAATACTTTCTGATAATAAAGATCTACTAGAGTTTACAAACCTAAGACCATATTCTTGATTAAATGCATCTTCTCCGCCTATATCTTTCATCGCCTCTTCTTTCCAAGTAGTTACTTCCGCAACAGACTGTATAGGAACTTCTAATCCGTTTTTATCAATAAACCTAAATGATTTAGAAATATCCTCGCTACAAACATCATTATTATAGACATAAATTACATCCTTTTGAACATCTGTGTGATATTTCATTTCTACTTTTGTAATATCACTAAAGAATTCTGTTACTTGTTCAAATATTTCATCTTTAGTCATATTATGTTCAAATAATCTATGATTATTCAATCTATAATAAGTTACGAATCTACCTGGAACTTGATACCAATAAACACGCATCGCCTTATAGTTATTCTTCAGAGGATCTCCATCTGGGCGTTCAGCATCTGTTAATAATTTATAGAATAGGTTCATCCCATTTGGTGTTGAAGTAATAACAATTCTGGAGTTATTGACCGCGGAGACAACTGGGAAAGCGGCTGTATAATATGACTCAATGATATTTGCAGGAATATGCGCAAATTCATCCATGTATAAGAAGTCAATAGTAAAACCAATTGCTGGAGTTTTTGTTCTCGCAGAACTCTTAATTCTACAACCATTTTCAAATATAATAGATCTTTGGTTCCAGTTTTTAATACCAACTTTTAAAAAGAAAGGTAAGAGAACATAAATAGATTTTATTTTATCAATAATTTCAATTGCAGTATTAGCTACGTTAGCAACAATCATTATGTTCTTGTCATTATTGAATGTAATGAAGTGAAGCATTGTTATAGCCGCAGAAACGGTTTTACCAATTTGTCTTGAACCCATTAATATACTAAAACGATTATTGTGATAAAGATCTAATATATCTTTTTGATAGTCTCTTAATGTCATTGATCCAATGCTACCATCTTCGGTTTTAATTTTACAATATTTTTCTGCAAAGTAATGTATATCTAATTTACACTTAATGTATTCCTGTATCTCATCATCCGTTAAAGCAAATGTTATACCGCTCCTTCTAACTCCAACTTCATTTTTAAACCATGGATTTTGAAATCTTTTAATTACATATCCATCATTTATCTTAGCTGTTATTTCTTCAACTGATTTCGAATCAAATATAAATTTCTTTTCTTCTGTCTCCTTTTGTTTTGCTATGGGCATAAAGAAACTATGTTTTTTTATATATATTGTAAATTTTAATACCTCATGAGTCAGAAAGAGAAAAAACTAAATGAGTTACAAAATGAATTTGAAAGAATTCAAGAAGAAAGTAAGGACATTGATATAACAAAATATCTAGCTAAACGAGATGATCTACCCGATTTAGGAGAGATAGAAATATATGATTATGATACTGATTTAACAGAAGCTACTGATCAAGCAATGGACCTTTTAGAAAGTTTAGTTGATCTATATTTAGGTGATGCTAAAAAGGTTGCGGAACATCCTTATATTAGAAATAAGATGAAAGAAGATGCGTCCATTTATGCAGAGACTATTTTTTTATCTAAAATGACAAGAAAAAACTTCTTGACACAATTACGACAAGTTGATAATGGTGATAATTCAGCCAGAATGCATGAAGTTGTTAACCAAACAATTGGACAAATAAGAGAAAACTCAAAATTTTCATCTACTCAAAGAACTGAATTAGAAAAATTCTATAAAGAAATTAGAAAAGACTTAGGTTTAAATGAAATAGCCACCGAAAACAATTCAGTAGAAGAATCTGAAGAAGAGACTAAAGAAAAGACAAAAATAATGGATAGTAGAAGTTTGAATGACATGATAGATAAATATCTAAAAAATAAAGAATAAGATGAAAGGTTTTTATCAATTTATATCTGAGTCTAATGATAATTTATACTATGAAATTGATGTGATTGAGTGGAGGAATAATACCATTAAAAATGAATATGTCGATTATAAATTTGTTCAAGGAATAGAAGAATTTTTAAAAACACTTAGATTTGAAATTGTTGAACATATCCCCAAAGATGAGAAATCAATTTTTATTTATAGAAGTAGTGATGGTGATTATTTGACACTTAGGAAAATAATAAGCACTATACATATTTGTATTACTAAAGACGAATGGTATTATGTAAAAAATACAAAAAGTAGATTTCAAGATGAGCATTTTTACAAATGTGATCAATATGATGGGTTAATTAAATGTCTTACAGATATTTTGAAATAAATGACTCAAATGTTCTTATTAGCCTTGAATACTCTATTTTAACCTTTTTACTTATAATACGATTACTTGTATTATCAGTTATGAAGTTAACAATTAAAACAGGTTTATATTCTTCTAAATCTTCTTTTATAACTGATTTAATTCCATCCTCAGATGAATCAATTAATCTTTTTAGTATAATATTGGATTCATTCTCAATTTTTAAAGTATCATTTTGATTATCATAAAAGTAAATCTCATCATATCTTTTAATTTCTTCATTAATAAACTTATTAACTTGAGTTTTATATCCAACTAAATGTTGTAATAATAACCTTATTTTCTTAAATCTATTAGAATCATCATCCTGATCATAGAATGACTCGTTAATAAAGTAAAACTTTTTAATTAAAATTCCCTCTTCTTTCAATTTTTCGTTTACTTTATTAATAGTTTTTTGATAAACATTCATTGTTTGTTTAGAGCAAACTACATAGATATCATCAGTTTTGTTTTTTAATTTCTCTATAATTTCTAAATTTAAATCAAATTTAATATTATCAATTATATCTTTATTTAAAAATTCTTGTAGTGATATACCTATATTTCCTAAACTAACATCATTCAGCTTTAATTTTACTTTTAATTTGTTAAATATATCGTTAGGAAGCCAAAATATTTGACCATTATAATCTATCTTATTTCCTTGTGATTTATAGATACCACTTTTTATCAAATTAAAATCGGATTTAGAAATTTTTAAAATAGGAATATTTGGATTATTTTTATCGATAATCCAAATATTTCCACTTAAATCAATTAATGTATCTATGTCAAAAAAATGAGCTATTTTCATTTTGAAAATTTATTTACTTTAATAGATGTCATATGTGGCATACCATCGTATCTACTACCTTCATAATTTTTTTCAGTCCATGTTACTCCTCCTGATAATTCCTTATCAAAACTTTCACATTTTTTACAAAAATTTGGAGCAAATTCTTCTTTATACTCAAAAGTAGCTTTACACCATGGATTTTTACAAACTGACCTTTTAATATCTTCCATGAATTATATATTAAAAAATTAAAGTTTAATAAATCCTTTACTTAAAGCAAAGTTATAAAGTATTGATAAATTTAGACTTTTATTAAATTTGTCTCTTATATCTCCAAGAGTTTTAGAATTATTAATAATATCTATTACAACTTTAGAGTATTTTTCACAAAAATCTGTATGGCAAGTAAACCATGGGGCATTGTAGTTTTCCATTGTTAACCACTCTTTATCACCACCACTTAGCCAATATAATGTTTTTTCGGGGTCTATGATTTTATTATTTTCTATTTCGATTTTCCAAACATTTTCATCTTTAACACCCAACTTCATCATAATTGAAACTGCTTCCGCTAAATCTGTTGTTATATTATTTTGAATCTCGAAAAATAATTCTTGGTTATTTTCTTTAGTAATGATAACTGATTTTCCATTGTAAATCATTGTTGTGTCTAATGTTCTTCTTCTTTTCATCTCCATGAATTATTTTTTATATTTTCACGGAAGGAGGTATTATACCACTTATAAACTTACCTTTAAAATTCCCATTTTCAAAAATTCCATTTTCCCACATTCCGTAAAAATTTCCATTTTTCCAGATGCCATAATGCCAATTGCCGGAATAAAAATTTCCAGAATGCCATATTAATGTATTTTTAATAATTTCGATTGAAGCATCTTCGATTTCAGAGTCAAGCAGCCAATAGAATCCTTCTTTGGATAATATTTGATGTATTTTTTTAGGATCCTTAAATGTTTTTTCTTCGTAAACTAGCTGTTCAAATCTCATAAAATAATGTAACTTATATATTCTTTGATTTAAAAATGTAAAAAATCTAAATATTTATTTTTAGTGGATTTTTTATAATTTAATTTTTAAATCATTATTTAATTCTTTTCCAGAATTAGTTTTTGTTGACCAAAATCTAACTAAATCATCGATAGCATTTTCAGTATTATAATATGCTTTAGATATTTTATTATAAGGTTGTTCATTCTGTCCTTTAAAATTCTTTTCTATATTTTCGTTTTCTGATGGACATTCTGAATTATATAAATAAATATCTAACTTAAATAGTGGACTACCCAAGTGTTCACCTTTTTGATATAATTCTGCAATAATTCTTTTATTATGAAGGAATTCATAATGAAAATCAGACTTCTTTTTATATGAAATTTTATATTTTCTTAATTTAGAAGTAGTTTGCTCATTACTATATCTACCAATTTTGCTTAAGCTAGAACCAATTTTAGATTTTAAATCACTCAAAACAGATTCTTTAAATGAGTCAAAATTTTTGATATGAATCATCTTTAAAGATTTTCTTTTATATATTAAAATAGAAATGATTAAAATCCGACTAAATATTTTTAATATATAAATCAAATATATTAAGTTATCACTATGAAGTATATAAAAAATACCCAATTATATAAATCTGAAATTTTATTAAATGAAGCTTTTGAGAATGATATAACATGGGGCGGCTCTTTACTTGGAAGACTTATTAATTCAACCATTAGAAAAATGAAGATTGGATATAAGTATACTAAAGTTAATAATGTAATTAAAAGATTAAAAGAAGAACTTGATTCTTTAGTAGAATATTATGCATCTGATGATATCAATAAAAGAATTAATGAAGTTAAATATAAAATGATTCTTGAAGAGTTATATAAAGAAGTCGAAAGTGATAAAGATATACAAGAAAAATTAAATGTTTTATTAGGAACTAATACATTAGAAGGGCTTATTGACACAACCATTTCTGAAGTTGAAAAGTCAGAAATAGAAAATAAAGAACAACTTTTAGAAAAATTAAGAAAATTCAAGGAAGATTTATTAGAAATTGAACGCACTGATAAAGACACCGATGAGGAATCTGATGGTGAATCGAGTGATTCAGAAGATCAAGGTTCTAAGAATGATCCAGCTATTATATTTTTTAATAATTCAAAAATTTTAATTTCTACCATAATTAAATTGAATATTGATATTAAAAATAATCCAGTTAAATTTCAGTCCGGAGTTAAAGGAGACGGTGAAAAAACAGAAACATTTTTTGATGAAAATAAATACAAACAACAAAGAACAAATACTATAGACGAAATTAAGAAAAAAATAGAGATGGCTAAAAAAGCTGTTTCTGTCTATACCAATAGTAATAATAAAGAAAGAGTTAATTTTTATAACAGCGAAATTAAAAAATATGAGGCCAAATTAAAGATGAAGTCTGGTGATAAATCAACAACAGTAACAGGGCAAACCTCACAGTATGATATGCAAGCAGATAAAAGAGCTAAAGAAGAGTTACAAAAAATGCACGCAAGAGAATCTGTTGAATTTATCACAGAGGAAATTGATGCTAATTTAAGAGAACAGGAAGTTGATGCAAAAAGAGCTTGGAATAAAGTTGTAAATGCTTGGAATAAATCAGGTATATCTAAATACATTCCTTACTTAGAATCTTTGATTAATACTACTGGTGTAGATAAAATTAAAGAAAATAAAAAATCAATAATGGAGATAGGAAGACAAGTAGCAATAAATTATAATACTGTTGGTAAACCTATTTCTCTAAGTGAATTAATATCTGAACAACAAACAGTTAGTATTTCGGATGTTGCTAAATCTATATCATTATTCGGAAGAACTGTAATGGCATTTAAAGAAGATATGGGACTATTGGGTTCATATGGCGCTTCCTATAAAAAAGAAGGCGGCGATGCTGGTGGTGTTGGAAATCATTTAAAGTCCTTCATAACATCTATTGATAATATAGTTAAATCTTATCCTTCTATTAAAAAAGAATCTGTTTTAGTTAAATATTCAGATTTTATATTACTAAAAGAAGAAGCAGATGATATAGATCCACAATCTACATCAGAAGCAACAGAAGAAGATAGAGTCAAAAAGTCATGGTTTAAATTCTTTAGAAAAGGTGAAGAAAAAGAATGGAAGGTAGATGAAAAGAAAGCTAAAGATTTGAATGAAGAATTAGAAAAAATGCCTTATGAGATAACCCCTGATAAAAAGGATCCAATTATTGCTATAGTTAATATTTTTGGAAGGGCTTATGATCTATACGCTACAGATTATATACCATCAGGAAGACCAAATGGCAGAATATCATTAAAAACTATGAGGGAATATGAATATATCGGAAGTAGTGGAAGATCAACACCAGAATGGAGAGGAGAAAATGGTCCTGGTTATGGCCCATGGGCTGCAAGATTTGTATATGATAAATGGCAAGAGGGAGTTAGAAAAATATTAGAAGATAAAAAATATAGAACTGTTTTAGCAAATGGTAAATTTATATCTGAAGCTGAAACTAGTACTAATACACCTATGGAGAAAAAGCCAGGATCTGGAAAAACACTATTTAATTTTATTAATGATATGCTAAATAGCGAAGGAGCTTCTTTCAAAAAGAGAAGTTATGAATTAATGGAAAAATATTTTGGAACCAAAGATGCTGGTGATAGAAAAGATATAAAGAATGGTGATGGAAATCAAATAGAATTGGTATCTGAAGAAGATAAGGGTGAAATAGATAAGCCTTATTTTACTGATCAAGTTCCATTTATGCCCGGAATTAAGAATATTCAAAATGATAAAATAATGAAGGTTAGTTTCTATGATGGAACTTCCATGATAATGTGGCCTAATTTTATAAAGAAAGATGATAAAAATAATACAAACTATTTAATTTTTAGATTTCAAGAATATAAGAAAGGAGATCCTAAAGAATCAATTATAACAGATTCATTCAAATCAATGAAGAATGCTAAAGGTGAAAAATATGATGATTCTTTATTAAAAGATGAAAATAAAAATTTCACATATAGTGAAGATTTAACTGTTTACGTCGGCGGAGTTGATTTAAGAGAAGGAGAAAATAGATTTAGTAAAGGTGAAAATTTTAAATATAAAGCTACCGATCTAATATCAGTCGATAATGGCGACTATTCTAAAATAGTTTCTAGAACAAAAAAGATAGAAAAAATAGAATTTTTAGTAGTACCAGGTATAAATAAGAACGGAAAACCAACAAAATCAACACCATTAAAATTTGATTATGACAAAATTTCTATAAAAAGCAAAAAAGATAGAAAAATCAAAGATTCTGGTAAGTTAGTAGAAGAATTTAAGAAGACAAAATGATAAGAACATATAAATCTTTTGTAAATGAGTTATATAATGTATATCAAAATGATCCAGCAGAATTGGCATCACAAAAATTGTATGCTAATGATATGGAAAATTATATTAAAGAGTTTTTAACTAAGAAGGTTACATTAGATAATATCTATATAATTTATAAAGATGAAAAAGATTTAATCTCTAAATTATCAGCACAAAAATTTATTGAACAAAATACTACAGACAAAAAGAAAATAAAATTTTTAAATCCTCTACTTGGATTATATGCACAAGCTGCTGAAAAAAAGAGAGAGCTAAAAAATATAGAAAAAGAAATTTCTGATCAAGATCAATTAATATCAGATAGAAAGGGACAAATATCAGAAAATCCTGAAGCAAAAGTATCTCTACAACAAGATATAAACTATACCACAAGTAAGATAAATGATTTAAAGTCTAGATTATCTAAAATTAAAAACGAAATAGTTTCCTTGGAGAGAAGCACTGAGAAAAAACTAAAGGAAATGAAGTCATCTTTTACAGATAATAAAAAAAGAATAGATTATTTTATAAAGATGAAGTAAAATAGAAAAAATCTGATTTTAAAATATAATATATAATGTAATAAAAAATAAAAAAACATAATATGGCAATTCAAATTGGTAAATACAAAAGACCGGGTATCTTCGTAGAAGAATTTGATCAATCAATAATCACTAGCCCTACAACTGAGGGTGTAGATACAATGGTTATTGGTTTTTCCAAAAAAGGTCCAGTTAACAATCCTATTAGATTAACTAATTTAAATGACTTAGAGAGCATTTTTGGACCTATTGATAGAGGTTTAGAAAGAAAAGGTTCATATTTTCACAGAACCATATCAAAAATATTAGAGTCAACTCCGGTATACGCTCTTAATCTTTTGGCTACAGATGATACTTTAGACCAAGTTCAGTATAGACAATTATCTGCAGCTTCAAGTAAATTAAATGGAGACTTACTTTATGATTCATATAGAAAATTATTTAACACAACTGGTTTCTGGAAAAGAGAGACCGATGAGTTCATTGATATGACTAGAGATGATAGTGCATATAATGATACTGTTATTAATTTCACAAATGTATCTGATAGACCTATAAGCGTATTCATATTCAAAACAGACTTAACTGGATTTGACAGAACATTGATAGAATGGTATGGTACTGCAGAAAAAGTTCCCCCATATTTGAATGTTAATGACTACGCATCTGACTATATGGTAGATGTTATAGTTGTTGGCGGTGATTGGTCTAATTATTCTGTATTGTCAGTTGATCCAAGATGGTCTAGATATTTTGACAGTGATGGTCTTAAAAAGTCTATGGTTAGAGAATTTGCCAACGATAGAAATATTAATTTACTAGGTTATTATGAAGGTTTATCATTGATACCATATTTTAGAGATGGTAATGGTAGAAATATTTTTATTGAAAGTGTTATAAACAAAGATACTGATAAAAGTGGTTTATTCTGTGCTTTCAATATTGACCTTGTTGAAACTGATTATCCTGTTGGAATGTTAGATTTATTAGGTAATACTTTAGTAGGAACTGAAATTTCTAGTATAGATTTCTTATCATACAAAGGAACTATAAATGAAATAGTTAATTATGGTGAAGTTAGATTAGATAGTGTTGGTAATGTTTCAGCACTCGTTGGTACCTATTCAGCATTCAGAAGTGTTGTTGTTGGTGATGACCATGGTAGAAGAGCTACAAACGGTGAAGGTTATGTTTATAACGTATCATTAGCTTCTTATACATCAGGAGCTAGCGGATTTACCTTTAGCTACACATTAGGAACTGGAGCTTACGCTATAATAGGAGGCGTTAAAGTTGATGTTTCGGGTCCTGCAACATTTAATATAGCAACAGCTAGTTTCCCTTCAACAAATACTACTGTTAATTACACAGTAGCTGTAGTTTTAAGATCAACTGGTGAAATAAGAGCAATACTTGGAACAACACCTGGTGTAAATCCAAGTGTAAATGCATCTGATATTGTATTAACTTACTTTACTGTAGACTTAAATTCAAACGGCACATTTAGTAATTTAGTAAGAAATCATGTTTCTGTAGATGGAACTGCTTATGTTGAATTTGTACATAATACCGATTATACTTGCACAGTTGACGGAGATAATTTAGTAGTTGAGTTCTTAAATACTGATGATTCTGCAGATACAAGCAACTATTTACAATATAGAAAGATTAAGTATTTCAATCACTTAGTTAATTTATTAAGTTCACCAAATAAAGATAGAATGACTATGATAGTAGACGCATCTACTTTCGAAAAACTATCTTTAGAAAATGTTACAGTTTCTAGTATAATCACAAGTGATTTAGAAAATAAGGCATTTACATTAACTTTTGATGATTTATCATTATATCCTCATTTAGCAAATGGATTATTAGTAATGTATACTTTAGATAACGAATTTATCTTAGGAAAAAATACAATTGTTACTAAGGATACAGTGTGGACTTCAACAGAAGGTGTAGCTGCTAAGTATTCTGACTTTTACTTAAACTTCCTAAACGGAACTATAAATAATGGCGATTACTTCTATACTAACTATGTAGATAGAGAAGCTGGTGATGAATTCAATGTTGATTTCCTTACTTATGATCAGCAACCTTATATAGTATTAACAACTACATCTGGAAGTGCTGCCGCTGGAGCTTGGCCATCAATAACAACAGCTGGTGATAAAATGTTATTACCTAACTCATTGTTAAATAATACTGTTTTAACAATTGCAGATGGTTTAAACGAAGCTAACTCAATTCAAGTTAATGGAGCAACTGCTGGTATTGGAGATGGTACTGATGGTGTATATGCTTTCAGATTAGAAGAAACAGTTGTAGATGAAAGTTTATTAAATATAACTTCAATTTACGATCAAGATCTTAAACATTATTTAAGTATGTTTATTGATATCACTGAATCATTAAATGTTACATTGGTTAACTCAAGTGGTACTGCTTTAGCATTGACTAATGCTGAATTAGCTCTTAACAAATATTCAATGGATGTTTATTCTAACAAAGTAAACTATAAGCAAACAGTTGAAGTTGTTTATCCAGCTGGATATGTCAGCTCAAATAACAAAATATTAGTTGACGCTGAAAGATACTCAGTAATTAAAGTTGGTGATTTCTTAGAAGCATATGTTGATAATAGCCTATTACAACCAGGTGAAACACCTAAGAAACTAACTAGAATCTTAGGAAAGAAAGCATACGCTGCTGATACTAGCTTAGTAGAAATTTCTTGTGATGCTAGAATCAATGTTGTTAACTTAGGTACTACAACTTCTCCTGATTATCAAACTACTAGATATACTCAAGTAAAAGATTACTTCAATAGTTACAAAGCTATAACTCTAGGTGGCTTTAAAATCAGACAAGCTTCAATTCCTGATGGAACTGAAGAAAGACAAAATGAAATATTAAATTTAGTTGCTAAAGGAACACCTATCTTCAACGCTTTAGTAAATAAAGAAGCAATTGACTTCAGATATTTAATAGATTCGTTTGGCTTAGGTTTAACCGAAAGATCAAAACAACAATTAGTTGATATTTGTGGTGATAGACTGGATTGTTTAGGATTCATAAATATGCCTTCAATGAAGCAGTTTAAAAACTCAACTAATCCATCATTCACAAACGAATCTGGAGTTTTAGATACAGGTTACATTGCTAAAGGAGCAAATCCTGAAAGTAATCCTAATTTCTACTACTCATTCGGAGATGGTAGAGGTTCTACTACGGTTGGTTACTTCTGCCCATATCTACAGATAAATGATAATGATAGAATACTTGAAGTGCCACCTGCAATGTTCGTAGCTACAACATATTTGAGAAAACACAATTCGAATATCACTTCAATAGTTCCTTGGACTATAGCTGCGGGTGTTACAAATGGTAAAGTAACCGGATTTGATAATGTTGAAATGGACTTCTCTTATGTAGACATTGAAAACTTAAATCAGGCTCAAATGAACCCAATTGTGTTCAAGCGTAATAGAGGATTCGTTATCGAAACTGAAAATACCGCTCAAACTCTATACAAGTCAGCTCTTTCTTACATCCATGTAAGAGAAGTATTAATCGAACTTGAAAGAGAATTGTCAAGAATGTTGTTAGACTTCCAATGGAAATTTAACACACCTGAAACAAGAGCTGAAATCAAGTTGAGAGCTGATGTTATCTGTGAAACTTATGTAAGTAGAAATGGTTTATATAATTACTTTAATAAGTGTGATGACGAAAATAATCCACCTGAAGTAATAGATAATCAAATCGGTGTTCTTGATACCTATGTTGAACCAATTAAGGGTATGGGTATAATTGTAAATAACATTACAATCTTAAGAACTGGAGCAATTCAAAGTGGTGGTTTTATAATCCCATAATGATTGAATAATAAAAAAAGAAAAAGTCACATAGAAATATGTGACTTTTTTTATTAGTTGGATAATTCACCCTTTATAGTTGGGTGTGAATTGTAATCACTGAGTATAAAATCCGATTGTGTTAGTGAGTTAAAAACACTGTTTATTTCTTTATAATATCCATAATCTGGTGTGTTACCAGTTAATTTTGATGTAAATGTGCCATTATACTTATCAACAATCTCCAAAAATTTATCACTAAATTTAAATGATGGCAATTCATATGGATCTCTTTCTATTTGTGTTTTCGCCTGATCAATATGGTTTAAATATAGGTGTGTGTCACCTAAAGTTCCTATCAATTCATCAGGTACCATATTTACAATTTTGGCAACTATTTCCAATAAAAATGCATAAGATGCGATGTTAAATGGTAATCCTAAAAAAGTATCGACACTTCGTTGATTCCACATTAAAGATATTGCTCTTTTTGGAATATTGTTTTTATCCATTTCATCATCTGTATAATAAGACTGATAATCATTGGTTTTAATTTGTATACCAGCACGTTCTGATTTTGTTAATTCTCTAGTATAGAATTGAAAAAAATTATGACATGGTGGTAAAACCATTTCACCCATTTCACCAACATTCCAAGCAGAAACTATATTTCTTCTCGAATCAGGATCCTTTTTAAGTAACTCAATTGAGTTTTTAATTTGGTCGATACCATTGTGATGTACTTTTTTATATTTTAAATATCCATTTTCGTCTCTTTCATTAGTTAAAACTATCTCACTTCTACCACCCCAATCTCTCCATTGCTTACCGTACACTGGTCCTAATTCACCCCATTGGTTTTTAAATTCTTCATCACTTTGAACTCTACTAATAAATTCTTCTTTTGTTACTGGCAAATTAGAAGCCAGCATTAAATGTAGATTATTAGCAATAACTTTTTTAGAGTAATTTGCCCAAGCATCTCCATCCCAGATGTGACAATTGTTTTCAATTAGGTATTTTATATTAGTGTTTCCTCTCAAAAACCATATTAATTCAGTTATTATTCCCTTAGTGTACATTTTTTTAGTTGTCAAAAGAGGAAACCCTTCCGACATTTTGTGTTTTATTTGTCTACCAAATACAGATAATGTTCCTGTTCCAGTTCTATCTGATTTTTCATATCCATTTTCTAAAATATCTTTTAAAAGATTCTGATATTGCTTATCAATGTTATTCATTTTAAATATTACTTTTTTATTATATTCATTTTAAATATATAAGTTATGAAAAATCTATTCTTAACATTATCATTGACCTCTTTAATATCATCAATAATATTGATTTCTACTAATGGAATTAGTTCATTATCTTTATCATTAGGTGTAGTTAGTATATTACTGTTCTTTATTTCTAAAAAAGTTAAATAGACCATTTAGGATGATACCAAAATGTTCTATTATTAGAATCTTTGATAGATTTGCCTTTTTGATAATAAACCCATTCGATAAATTCCTTTGACTCTGTATCAAAAGGATTTTTCCAATCTCTTAATTGTCCACCATTTAATTGATATGATTTTAAGGGTATATCTTTACACAATTCTAATATTTCAGGATTATTTTTAATCATATCCCTACCACTTTGAAATGGATTTTCGTCTAAATAATATAATATTGTAGAACGTAAATAGTTACCAATTCCATTAAAGTATTTCTGATTTAATAAAACTTCATAAATTGGTTTATCAAAATCTTTTTTGTCTAAATTCTGCAAAACATTGTTTTTAAATAAGTTGAAATCTTTCATTGGATCTGGACCTCTTTTAGCGCCTGTAAACTTTTGACCAATTTTGTACTTTGGCCCCATATATCCGCCATACAAAATTAAAGATTTGCCATCGGTAGTGTCTAATCTTAATCTGACATATTTAGTTTGATTCCAATCTTTAGTAGGAAGGTATTTCCAATTACCATTCATACCCATAAATACATAGATAGGTAATTGTTTATCTTTAAAATTAAGAGTTAATAGTAATTCCTTTCCGTATGATTCGGAAGTGAGTGTAAAAAATTCATCTGATAAATATTCATTTGGAATATTTCCCTTTTCAACACTAAATATTTTAGTAAATGTTTTGTCCTTTGTGTGATGATTAATAAAATTGGACATTATTTTACATTCTACAATTTCAGGCATAAAAAAAGATTTAGTTATTTTATACTAACTAAATCTTTTTGTTTATTTTTTAAGATGTGTTGTTAAATGATACCCATGACAATGTGAGCATTTATATCCAACTAATTTTGTTTTTGAATCTTTATTTTTATTATTTATTATCTTGGCCGCACTTATTACCTGTTCAGAAGTATCAAATCTTCTTTTAGGAGCCCCGTTTCTTCCTATACAAGTAAACATGCCTTTATCTACACACTTTATCATTTTTCATTCAATAAGAATTTGTTAGAAATTGCCTTGAATGAAATTTTTCTATCAAGGCTTCTGATGACAACACCTTCTCTGTCAAAATCAGGATTTAATACTGATTTAGCTTCAGCGTATTTCAACAGTTCTTCTACTGTATCCGGAAGTTTGAAGTGCCTGTCAAGTACAGGAACAGTTTCCAAACCCATTTCTTTGACTAAATTTTCAAAGTTTGTCAATGAATGATAAACTTGTAAGTCTATGTCAAAAAGATTAAAAAATCGAACCGTATGACCTTTAATCTTATATGGGTTTCCTTGAATACCCTCACCGATTAGCTCTCCTTGTAGAGAAAAATTAAACCCCACATTTTTCATTTTTTCTTCAAGGTTCATTTCACGAGCTACTTTCCAGAAAGTGTTATCTTCTGTTTCAGTTAATTCAAGATTTCTTGAACATACACCGAAAACACCGTCTTTAAAGTAGAATGTTGATGAACTACCATCTAATTTTTCAGTAACATAGAAAGTATTGTCCTTGAATCCTTCGTATTTGTCAGTAAGATTTTGAGCTCTTTCTTCATCTGTTTTTGGGATAAATGAAGGGAAGAATCCTTTTACTTTACCAGCCAATTCTGCAGGAATCGGTGGATCATACTTAATGATATCCAATTCTTTTGTCACATCCATTCCTTCTTTAAGAAGTTCTTTATTAGCTAAAGAAAGTTCTCTTAAAGGTAAAATTAACCCTTGTGATACTTGACCACGAAGTTTAATAGTTTTAAGACGGAATCCTTCTTTATCACCCATTTTTTTGTAAGAAGACTTTCTAAGAAATTCAAATTCTTCTTTTATTGGAAGGAAAGAGTCCACCTCACAATAAACTACAAGGTCTCCAACTTTGTGAGACACATCTTTTGCGACAACAACTTTCCAACCATCAACAGTTGCCAATTCAATTTTATCAGCACCCTCGATAGGTTCTAAGTTTGAGATTTTTCTAATGCTTGCTAATTTTCTTTCCATATTATTCAAAAATTTTATATTCTTCAATTTGTTTTCTTGGTTCAGAACTTAATAGTTCAAATTTTTTACAACATTCTAAAATATATTTAGAGTGGTCTATATTCTTTTCATTCGCTATACCAAGTGTTAAGTGCATTCCAAAATAAGGATGTCTTTCAAGACCAAGTGCTTGTCTGATATCTTCTGCTTCGGAAGACCAAACTCTCAACCACCAGTGTTTGCCATTAGACCTCGGCATATTTTCATAGTAAAAGGTAATTTCTTTACCATTGAAAATCCTAGATGCTTCATCAAAAACTGTTCTTTCAAGTCTATCTGAAATGAAAGTTATGTGTGTTCCCCTTAATGGTGGATTTAGTTTAAGATTAAACCTTGTTTTTAAAAACCAAGCATAATAACTCGCTATGTCACAATCTGTTTTAATCAGAGCGACACGTTTCCAAGAAGATTGATTTTTATGTTTTCTAGTAACATCTTCTGGTGTAAAATCTAATATGCCTTTTACTTTAAATAACATTGTTTATCAATGATTTATATACAAAGATACGAAAAATAATGGAAATCACCAAATTTAATATATAAAAATTATGAAGTCAAAAAAGTCTAAAATAGTGATTTTAAGAGAAAAATTTATTGCAGAATACTGCAAGAAAAAAGGTTGGAATCAAAATAATTTGTCTCCCAACCAGTTATTAGAAATAGTTAATAAAAAAGAATACTTAAATCCTTTAGGATAAGCTATATTTTAAGTGGGCCACAGGAATTCTATCAAAATCATTGATAAACTCATTTAAATCACTCCGATTACCAAGATATTCATTAACGTGTGATCCTTCTTCTAATATCCAACAGGTAGTTCCATCCCAATTTATTTCAACAGCATTTACACCTTGTTTTTTAAGTGCTTTTTGAATTAATAGCGTTTCATGAAAAATCCAAGTCTTTGCTATGTACACTTTTTGTCTCTTTCCATCTTTTACAGAAAAAGTATAATAGTCTTCGGAGTATTCAGAATCTATTGGCTTATCTTCTTTTAAGTTTGGACTTCTATCATAAATAGAATCACAATCTCCCCACCCTGTATAATAATCATACTTAGATGGTTCTCTTTTAACAGGAAGATTTTCCCAATCTACCCTACACACAGAATGACACAATCTATAAAGATGGTCTATATCTTGTCTTTCCCTATAAGTATGTTCATCATAGTATCCAACAGAGATATTTGTACATTCTGCAACAATTCCCATAAATTGTGCCGAATCGGTCAAGACTCCAGTATCATCCTTAACCATCTTTAATCCGTGATTAGCCTTATTTAATTGTGAACAAAGTTCATTTGCAAATTCATCTGAACAACAAGTTCCATAAAACTGATCAGTAATTACAGATGTAGTCCCTCTTCTATCAAAGGAAACAACTTTATTTATATTTTTAAGTTGTTCAATATGATATATTTCCTTTTCCATATCATTAGACAAATCCGAAGAACCAATACATCCTACTTCTTCTCCAATAAAAAAGTAATAAAGACCTGGTATCTTATTTTCAATCATGTATAATAAAACTACCATTCCTGCCTTATCATCGGCCCCAAGAATAGTTGTTCCATCAGTAGATATCATATTTCTGTCAAATTTATGTGTTACTTTATCCATCAATTTGCACGATGTGTCAAGGTGACACGTAAACATCGTTGTATAACTGTCACCCACAGAAATAAAATAGTTTCCATGAGGATCTTTATTCACACCTTCGGGTAAACACCTTTCTAAGAAAACTTCAGTTCCATATGGATAAGTCATTTTGGTAAGTTGTAAAAACTTCTTTTTTATCTTCATTTTTCTCTATAATTTATCTATTCTACACAAATATACGAACTTTTTTAATATCTACCAAACAATTTAACTAAAATCTCATATAAATCAAAAATTATATCATAGTATGATGAGATTAACTTATGTGATTGGCTATAGGCACACCGCAGATAGAATTATGAATTTAAAAGTAGTATTGGAATGGCTTAGAAACTTTAATAATATAGATATTATAATTATCGAACAAGATAAATATTCAAAAATATCAAATTTAAATTTACACGGGAAACATATATTTGTGCAGAACGATGGTCCTTATAATAGATCTTGGGCTTTTAATATTGCAATAAAACACACCATAAATCCAGTTATTGTATTTGGTGATTCTGATTTGATTATGGACCCATCTGAATTTGTAGATGCTATTAATCAAATAAATGCATTTGATGTTATCAGTCCATATTCTTCAGTTTTGGATTTAACTCCTGAAGAAAGTATTATGCCATTACACGTAATGAAGAATATAAATAGACCAGGGAGAGGTGAAACTGATAATCAAAAAATAAATCTTTGTGGAGGAATTGTAGCTTTTAGGACCGAATCAATATTAAAAATTGGCGGATGGGCTGAAAATTACTTTATTGGATGGGGTGGAGAAGATGATTTTCAAACACACAAAGTTAAACAATTGGGACTTACATATAGAGAAATGCCATATAAATGCTTTCATTTATGGCACGATAGATCTAAACTAGATATGAGAAATTATCAAAAAACAATACAAACTTTAAACCAACTAATGGTCTTACCTAAAGATAAAATTGAAGCTCATGTAAAGGCAACCATTGGAAAAATTGGGTCTTTAAATAAATATACTTAATTTTGTAAAAAATTATGTATGCATAAATGGAAATATTTTAAGGAAACTGTTTCTGTAAAAAGTTGGATATTGGCTACCCATAAAAAAGAAGATTTTAAACATCTATATAATCATATATTAAAATGGGCAGAAAGACAGGGGGAATTGTCAATTGAAGTAAACATGAGGTATTGTGAAAAGTGCAATAAGCTTCAAATAGAAACTATGTCAAATTATGATGCAAATAAATTTAAAAAATTTATTAATAAATTTTTAAATAAAGATTATTGTGATTTTGATGATATTCGAGTAAAAAGAGAGAATATATTAAAATCACTATTAAAATAATCTATCTTACACTATGAGGTTTACTACACTTTTTCCCACCCGTATTAGCAGCTTTATAAGGACTGTATGTAGTAACACAACTTTGCAATAAAAACATCAATAATACAAATAATATTTTTTTCATATTCTTTATTTTAATTTAGTCAATTGCGGTTCTTAATTTACCGTATTTAATTAAAAGCTTATACAATTTATCATATTCCGAATCTAAATTAACAACTTCTTTCTCTATCCATCTATCATTATTAAGAAATTCAACTACCATTCCTACACGAAGTTGACTTTTATCGCTTAGAAATTTATATCTCTTTTTTTCCATAAAAGAAAAGGATACTCCATTATAAAGGTAGCTTTTATTCTCATCATCTCCATAAATTGAGATGGATAATAATTTTTCAGAACCATTATTTAATATTTTAACTGGAGATGTTTCTCCTTTATATTTTACGATTACTGACTCTTGATCAAATTCATCCAATAAAAATATCGCATCTTTTCTAATAGTGTCATTATCATCAGCAGTTACTGCAATAAAAGATCTTTCGTAATTTCCTTGATAATACCCTGTAACTGGTATAATTGTATATTCTTTAGAATATAAAATGGTCTGTAACTTATCACACGCATTTTTTTTATCTAATAAAGATTTGTTTTCTTTTTCAGGTGATATAAGTATATATGATATATTTTTGTCTTCTAAATTAAACATATTCTATATATTAAATATCGATATTAAACTCTTCATTAATTATTGTATTAAATATTATTTCAACTATATCCTTATATTTTCTTGAACAAATAATACTATCATGTACTGTAACTACTTTAATTTCAGGATAAAGAGTCATTATTTTTTTAATTATCCTATTGAATATTAAATTTGATTCAGCTCGTTGTAGGCTATAAGAAAGATGTCTATAATTACCCATTTCTTTTTTATAAGATTTTATAAATGCATATATAGTAGGAAACAACCTTTTAAATAGATCATCAGATTTATTTTTATAATTTTTACCAAATAAAACTTTATAAACAACCTCTTTAATTTCTTTTTTAGTTATCTTTTTATATGAATTATCAATTAAATATTGGTAGAAATTACCATTTATAGTTAGTGCTTTGAATAACTTAAATTCATTTTCATCTACTATAAAAATATCATTTTCTTCTATTAATTTTGAAAGGAATAGAGGTTGACTATTTTTAATATCAATTTCCACAGTTTCTTCGTTATCAATTAATAAGCAATTTTTTCTAATAAAAGACTTCAAAATAGTAAAGTTAGTGTGCATTCTTCCATAATCATCAAAATGGTAAAAAATGTGATTATCTCTTATACATTCAACACTGTATTTATTTTTATTATAAACATCAATATCCTGATTGGTAGCATCTAGAAAGAAAATAGATTTTGTATAATCAATCTGAACAGAAAACAAATCATCAACTAATTTCTTCTTTACTTCTGGGTCTATTGCATTTTTTAATTTAGACGGATTTTCATCTACAATTGATATTGCATTAACATATTTCTTTAGCAAAAATTTATCAGAATTTTTATACCTACTAATTTCACCTTTAAGTATTTTATCACTTAATTTATAAATTCTGGCATTCTTTCCTTTTTGATAATTTCGGGTTAATTGTATAGCACCCATTTCAACTAGATATTCAATATAGTAATTATACCAACTTCCATATTTTTCTTTTAAAATAACTGCGGATAAATTAAAAGAGTTATCCTTTTTAAAATAATATTTCAAAATTAAATTGTGTACGATGTCTATTAAGTAAGAAGATTTTATTTTTTGCCCTTTATATATGACAATTTTTTGGTTAGATATATTCTCTAACATTTTTGGTAAAAATTGAAGGCTATACTTCTTCTTGTTAATCTTTTCCTTGTACTTTTTTTCTTTATACTCTATGACTTGATTCATAGATTTTATATTTAATGGTCAAAAAATAGTTTATCAAATGAATTTATTTTTGTTATCACCCTTTTCAGATTTGCCTTTTTTGCTTTTTTTCTCAGCACCAGATTGAATTTCATCCCAAACGCTCGGATAAACATCTCCTTCCCCATCTTTATCTATTTTAAGGTCAAAAAATTGCGAGAAATCTACTAATCCTTTTTTAACAAATTCTACTTCACTCTTTTTATTTAAATATTCATCTATCTTTTTGTCTATAAAATCAACAAAACGATTAAATATTTCCAGAGTACTTTCTGTGAAAACTCCAATTGGCTTCTTTCTTTTTTTATTAAAAGAACCTAATATTACTTTAAATACATATTCTAATTTTCTATCTTCTTCAATATATTCTCTTGTTAGTTTATTTTGAATAAGTTCAGTATTAATTCTAAATTTATCTTTATCAAAAAAATCTGGTATTATAAATTCAAAATTTAAAATATCATCTTTAACTTCGGAGATATACATATTATATAACTTACATATCAAATAAAGATATGATTCATCTCTTCTTTCTCCCTTAATTTTAATGTCTTTAAAATCAACTGATTGACAAAAATTTAAGAAATTAACTAAAATTAAGCTATAGATTTCAACAAATTCTGTAGAATTTTGACTACTGATTCTTTGATAAAGAGGATTTAAAATTTCAAATGAAGATTCGCCATTTTGCGTTCTGATAATAATTTTTTCAACATTTTTTTGAAAATCATCATTCATTAAAAATGAATTGATTAATTGTGGATTTAAAATCTTGTAGAAAAAGAAAGCAAAAGATTTATCTCCAAAAACATAATCCAAGTCTTTTTCAGATGTATTTAAAAAATATTTTATTGCTTCAGCTGCCTTATCACTTATCTTTCCCTTAAAAATAACAGGTATGGAATCAACATTAAATAACCTAGCATATTCTTCAATCTCTTCAGAAGTGTATGTATATTTTCCACCTTTAACGATGGAGGTTAAAACTAAATTATTTTTAGGAACTCTATTATATTCAATATTGGCTGGTTGATTATCTGGAAAATATTCAAAAATATAATACCAACTCTTATTTAAAAGTCCCTTTACCCTATTGTCTAGTGAATTGAAATAATTAATTGCATGATTGTAATAGTTTTGCATTGCTAAATCTACTACATTAATAGGATCATTTGTTATATTTTTAGGTCTAATAGTAAATTCACTTCCATTCCAATTTACACATATCTTACTACCTTGCACATCCTCATATACAATGATCTCATTATCAAACAATTCTGATAATATTTGTTCGTCTGTGAGATTATTTAATTTAACCAATTTGCCCATTATTTTTTAAAATTTCTTATTAGGTTATATATTAAAAAATAATACCTTGTTTAATTTAATATATATCTATTATGAGTAAAATAAAAAAATATGACGAATTATCTAAAGATATAGAGAATTCTAATTTGGAATTAAATATGGATAAATTATCTGGTGAATATCAAATAGAAGAAATACTAGATATTTTTTTAGATCCTAAAGATATTCCAGTGAAAGAAGGAAATGCATGGCCAGTGAATACCGATCTATCTACAAAAGAAGTTAAGAGAGGTGATTATGTATGGATAACTGCATTATTGAGAAAGCCGGGGCAAAGTTTTAATTCTCCTGCAGTTCAAGGGGTAATTAAATTAAGAGTTGTAGATATGTATTATGGACTACAATATTTAAATAAAGTTATAAACAAATGAAATATTTAAAGCTATTTGAATCTTTAAATTATTATGAGAAAATAAGTTGTAGTGATTTTTATAATAAATTTTTTCTACCAGAAGAAGAAGTTAATGTTATGACACATCCTGTAATAAAAATAGCTTCCGCTGCTGGACATTTTAATTATGATTCAATAGAAAACTTTTCTAAGATTGAGGTTTCTAAAATTGATGAGGCTTTATCATATACTCCGTTTGAAGTTAAAAAGTTAAATATACAAGGTCTACATCATGTCGGGCCTGCCAATATTAATAAAGAAAGAGATAATATATTACACAATGGTATTTTACAATTAACGAAAAGTAAATTAAGGCCATCAAAAAGAGATCCATATAGAAATGAATGGAGAGATGTTGTATTTTTTGAAATCTTCAAGTGTACTGATGATTGGTTTTATATCTATCAATATGGAATGGGTGAACAGTTTTATAGGTGCGACCAATTAGATGGATTAATTAAATTTCTTGAAGAAATTGTGATTCCTAAAAGAAATGAAAGCTTAGATTTAGGATTCTTAAATGTAAAACCAGGAGATTTAGGTTCGAAATTCCGAAATGATAAATCTAGTTACATTAAACAAAAAGATATAGATAAAATTAAATCTATTCTAAAACCTTACGGACTTAAAGATTCAGATTACTATAATAATGATGATGACTCATCTTCTCTTGGATTTTGGATGCCTTATAAAGATATAAAATCAACAAGAAAATATATTAGAATTGAATCTTTTAAAGATGAGTGGTTTTTGTTAACCGATTACCCACACTATTATGAATGTGATCAAATAGAAGGTGTAATTAGTTGTTTGAAAACATTATTACCAATTGATTATGTAACTGAGGAATATTATAAAGAAATAACTAGAGAAAAATATGCAGAACACTTAAAAAGTGGTAATATTTTTTGTTGTTTTACAAAAAATGAATCTAAATTAATTGAATCCGTATTTGATGGTTTGGGTAGAATTGAATTTACTAAAATAAATGCTTTACTAGAAACATCTTATGATAGTTTTTTAATATCTGATAAATTTAATACTAAAAAAGGAATTGAATTAAATAAGCTTATAGATATAGATTATAATGAAGTCATAATACATCATTCCGATGGATCAATAAAAAAATATCAATCATCAAGCGGCAAGGATGATGTATTATTAGATGAATTAGAAGATTTTTGTATTATGATAGAAAGTACAGGTATGTGGGATAAAATATCTAAAAAAACATATATCAATAAAATAAAGGATGAATGGTATCTTATAGAACATGGTGGATTAGGAAAGAAATTTTATTTATGCGATCAAATAGATAGTGTAATTAAATTTTTAAAAGATATTTATGGTAATTGGAAAAAAGATATGTATGTAAAAACATATGAGAATAAAAAACAAGAATATTATACATCTCTAAGCAATAGGGAATATTTTAATTTACTAAGAGGAGATAAAATACATTGCTTCACCGAAAATGAAATATCAAAAATAAATGATTTTGTTGAAGTGCATTCTTTTCCAGCTAATATAGAATCCTCTTATGGTGATTTTACAATTTATGATCAATTTGATCTCTGTGAATCTGTGGGTAGTGATACAATTGAGGTAACTTACAGTAATGGTAAGAAAAAAGTTTTTCATGCTTATTATGTTGAAGAAGAATCTGTGCATATTACAGATTTGCCAAATTTCACTTTAGCCATATTAAAAACTGACGAAGAGATGAAAACATCGAAGAATAGTTCTATGAAACAAAAAGCCTATATTAATAAGATAGAGGATGAATGGTATATTGTTGAACTTCGAGATGTGGCTAGTAAAATAGGAGAAACAACAAAATTTTATAAATGTGATCAAATTGAAGGATTATTAGAACTATTGAAGACATTTAATAAGCCACTAAAGGAGTCATATCATAGTAAAGAAACTTTTGAAGATGTTAAAGATGCATTTGAAATAAGAGTCGTTGATCGTTTAGAATTAGAATATTGTGAAGGAAATATCTATCGCGAAAAGATTAAAAAATTTGGAATATATGAATATGATATAACTGAATCTATATCTGGAAATCAAAGATTAGATATTTTAGTTAGAATCAATGAGGATTATGATATAACTATATCATTCCATTATTACATTGATGATGTTTTTAGAAAATCAATTCAAAAATATGGATATGATATAATAAATTTTGAAAGTCCATTACGTGACGATTTCTATATTATACAAATAGAAAAAATTTCTTCCCTAAATGAGTCATTTCATAAAGAAGGATATTATGAGGAAATAGATGATGTAGAATATGATGAGATGTTGTGGATGAATGATTCAGACCCAGATGAGGATGGGCAACAAGACGATTATTATAAAAGTGAGAAACCTAATATTGAAGACTTTACACAAAAAGAAATAGAAATATTATCTAGAGGTAAAAAATATGAAATCTATGGTCCCGGCAGTGATTTTCCTTCTTGGGGAATCCCTCAAAAAAGTATTATTGTTGATGATATCATTATTATAACAAAACTAAAAGATGAATGGTTTTTAGTAAGAGATACAAATAATTGGATGTTTAAATGTGACCAAATTGATGGAGTATTATCTTGTTTAGAAAAATTAGATGAGTATTATGATTAAAATAAAATTATTTGAGGAGTTAAATTATAATCGTCCCAAGGTAGTCCTTTTTCAAGGATCTCCAAGGGATAAAGATACTTGTCCAAATATGGAAAGTAAAACTCATAAGATAATTGAATATGTGATGGATAAATATTCTAATGATTTTGAATTTGATGTTATAGATTTATCTGTTAATTTATCTAAAAAATCAACGATTCAGCCTTGTAAAGGATGTATTTCTACCGCCGGAGGTTACCATTGTCATTGGGAATGTGATTGTTATTCTAAAGATAGTGATAAAGCACCCGATTTGATGCACGATGAAGATGTTTATACGAGGTTAAAAGAATCAGATGCTTTTATAGTTTTTAGTCCTATACATTGGTATTCAGTTACATCACAAGTTAAATCTCTATTTGATAGATTAGTTTGTGCTAATCAAACTCTAACAAGGGGAGATGCCGAAAGAGTTCTTGGAAAAGGAAATTTGAAAAATTCAGATATTACTGGTAAATTTGCGCAATCTGGAGAATTTGATTATTTACTGAAGAATCATCTTCAAGGAAAATTTGCAGGATTTTACATACATGGTGACGATGGAGCGAATGATTATAACAATAAGCCTCTACCACCATCTTATCAAAAAGAAGATTTTAATCCTGAACAAGCAATTTTACCAATTGTATATCAATGCAGATATTCCGGAATAAATGTTCCTGATGATTTAATTGAAGCCTTTTATGTAAATAAGGGGGTCGATTATTATACAGCTAACATTGAATTATTAGAAGAAATATATAGCAGAGCTGATAGACTTATTGAAAATTTAAAAAATCACTTATGAAATATTTAAAGAAGTTTGAGGGTAATGAAACTGAATTATATAAAAGAATATATCAATATCAATATCAAAATGCTACTAATAAATTAGAACAATATTCTCCTTATGAAAGAGGTTTTTTAGAAAAACATATTAAGGATATAAATAAGTTAAAAATTTATCCAAAATTGCATATCGGAACTTCAATTAATTCAAAAACTGGCCAAAAAATTCCAGAATCAATAACTATAAGTTATGAACCAGTCGAAAGGCGTAAATATGATTTAAATATTTTCCTACTAAATATTGATAAAGGAGAAGATTATTGGTATTATATTTTTGATTGGAATGCATATTATAAATGTGATGATATCATTGGGGTTACTAAATGTATAAATGATATATTAAAAAATAAATTTAAAAATGAAAATAAAGAAGTATAATGAATCTGATGAAACATTAACATGGAATAAAATTATACATGATAAAAATGTAGATTTTATTTCACACGATGAAAAAATTACTGATATAGATGACAGAAAAGAAATAATATCGGATCTCAATCTTGAGGATATTTTATCCTTCCAAAAAGGATGGGGGGTAAGAACATTTAGAAATATTAAAGTTTGTCATCATTATGGTTCTGACCTTTTTTTAGTTTTTAAAAATGAAGAACTATTTGCAGTAATATCTGGTGTATATGAAACTCATGGATATTCAGTATTTAAAGATATTATAATTATATATGGTCATGAAAGTATTTTATTATATGATATTCAAGATTTCACATTTAAATATATACATACAAGATGAAATACCTAAAAACATATAATGAGTCTAAAAAAATCAAACCAAATATTAAAAAATATTTAATAGGTGATTTTGTTGTTATACAAGGAAAAGATGCCAATGCAAATGATATGATAACATTTGAAATGTCATCCGATGATGATATATGGATGCATGCAAAGGGAGTTCCTGGTAGTCATGTTTTAATAAAGGTAAAAAATAATTTACCAACCGAAGATGTAATTAAACAAGCAGCAGAAATAACCGCTAAAAATTCTAAATCTAAAGATGATAAAGTTGTGGTGGTTTATTGTAAAAAAAAGTTTGTTAAAAAAGAAAAAGGAATGAATCCAGGTCAAGTAAAGGTTGATTATAAAAATGCAAATGAAATTATTGTAAATAAAAAATAATATATACTTTAATAAATTAGGATAATAGATGGCAGCAGTAGGAGTTTATTTAACAAAAGGAACATTTGATATTTTTGATTCTATGGAAAAATTAGGAATCAAAAAATTAAATAAGATAATAAATGATTTAAATGCAATATATTCAAATGCTCCAAATTATGTAGAAATAGTTACTTTAGGAAAAGAAAAAGTGAATGTCAATACATTAAAAACTATTTTAGGAAATAAATATACTGAAAAAGATTTGGAAGATTTTGTAAAAGTCTTTAAAAACATAGAAAATAAAGGTAGAGATATGAGCACATCCAAAAGATTATCACAAATGGAATCATTGCCTATGAAATACTCAGATGATTTCTGGATAATGCTGGATAAAATTGATAATGAAATAGCTTGGTCTATAATTGAATTAGATGATAATACCGACATTAAAAATAAAATGGGTATATCAATGATTGATGTTTCTGATGATGATTATTATCTAGATGTATTTTATCATAATGGAAGAAAAGGTCAAGTAAAAGTTGGAGAATTTATTAGAACATACTTAGGTTCTAAGTATAATAAAGGACAGATTTATGACTTTGTAAGAGATTATAATAAGATTAAAAATAGAGCTAAAATAAATCCCGAAAATGTTGTTGAAGTCCCGCCGTTTAAATATGATCCAAAAAATGTAAGATCAACTTTTATTTCTTTAGTGACTGAAACATATCCACATGGACATGAAGAAGAAGTGATGAAGTTTATGCCAGATGACCTTACTAAAGATAAATATGGCAACTACTACAAGATAATAGGAAATTCAGATACTATGTTTACATCTCATTTAGATACCGCATCTAGAGATAAAAGTGATGTTATTATAGTTTCTAATATGAAAGATGGTCAGGAGCTTTTAATGACTGATGGAACAACTATATTAGGAGCTGATGATAAATCTGGTGTAGCGATTATGCTTTATATGATGGCTCATAATGTTCCGGGGGTTTATTACTTTTTTATTGGTGAAGAAAGAGGTGGAATAGGTTCTGGTAAAGTAGCTGATGATTTTTCTTCTTTTCCATTTTTAAAAGATATTAAAAAAGTTGTTTCTTTTGATAGAAGAAATTACTATTCTGTTATCACAGAACAAATGGGTGTAACTTGTTGTTCAGATGAATTTGGAGAATCATTATGTAAAGAATTAAATAAAAGCGGATTGAAATTGAATTTAGATCCAACCGGAGTATTTACTGATTCGGCTAATTTTATTGATTATATACCTGAATGTACTAATATATCTGTTGGATATTTTAATGAACACACACACGATGAGGTTCAAAATATAACTTATTTGGAAAGATTAGCGAAAGCTTGTGTAGCAGTAGATTGGAGTAATTTAGTTGTAAAAAGAAAAATTGGAATTGATCAAGAATTGCTCGACAAATGGTCTTTATTAATTAAAGACATTAAAGATATGGTTTACTACAATGAGGTATTAGTTAAGGGAGTTGAAGGTAAAATAGAAATCACCATAGAATTCGATGATTCGTCGTTAAGTAATGCTTATGAAGATTTATCATCAATTGAATCTTTTTTACTTATTCATAGATGCAGTCCTGATGTTAAATTTGATGGTAATATTTTAAAAATACAAATATATTAATATGAAACTAAAGAAATTTTTAGACATAATTAAAGAAAATAATGATATCGACGAGCCGTTTGAAAATGATGACGATTTTGGTGATATTCCAAATATCGACGACATTGATGAAATTGGACAGGAAGATATATTAGAAACTTTATTATCTACATTAAGAAAAATGATAAAAAATTCTAATATAGAAAATTATTATGTCTTTACTGACGATGAGGGATGTATTAATATTCAATTTGTGCTAAATAAAACTGAAAAATTTCCCAATATAATGAAAATAATGAATCTTTTAAAGAAATTTGAAAGTGATATATTAATTCAATATGATTCTGAATTTGATTTGTGGGAAAGTAAAGAAGGCGATCCATTATTGACCGCTAAATTCTACTATGATGAGGATGTTTCAAATCCAACATTTGATGAAGATGTTCCTTTTTAAAGTGATTTAATGCTAAATAATCTTTTATGATTATAGAATTTTTCTAGATTTTCTAAGAAATATCTAAGATCGTCATTACCATCCAATAATAAATACTTATCATCATCTTTTTGTGGATTTAAATAATCTTCAAAAAATATGTGAACTAGATAATATTCATCATTTTGTCTTTCTATATTAATTGTATAACAATAATCGCTTTTTGAGAATTCAATTTGAAATTCAGAATCTCTTGTTCTTTTTTCCCAATTCCAACTATTTTTTTCACAACTCTGAATAATCATATCAATATCTCTTTTAGATAATGATTCTGGATTGTCTGTAATATTATAATCGTAGGCAGTTATTTCTTTAAATCTTTTTAAGTACTTCATTAACAGTATATATTATTTGGTATTCTTGTAAATATTAATTATTTTTGTAGAATGTTAAACTATGAGTATATATGGTTTGAGAAAAAATTTAAACGAAAGGCCAAAAAATGGTCTATTGAAGAAATCCATGATCTTTACTTAAAGTGTGTAGAACGAAACAAAATTCGCAGATCTATTTTGAAAGAAGTAACTGATTATGTTGTTACTCAAGTTCCAGAAAAAAATGGTGGAAGAAAAGTCTATACATATAGTAAAAAAGGAAATATTATGGTGTATACCATTAGATATACAAATGAATTTAAATCCTATGGGACTTCTATCGACTTTCTTCGTTTTTCAGATGATAAAACTAAAGCAAGGGAAGAAAAAATAGACTTTATTATAAACAATGAAATCCTTTTTAAAATAGGAGAAGAATATAAAAGAGCTTTCAATGGTGTAAGTCAAATAGAACATATAGTTTTTAAACATCTTTGGAAAATAGTTGAAGATAAACTGAGAATCCAATTTAAAGATGTTAAATATGGAGCACCTGATGTATTTACTATTTCGATAGATGGTAAAAAGTATTATGTTAAAACAGACGAACAACATAGATTTGGATATATGGTTTTTCATTTCGGTGGTGAAGTAAAAGAAGATGTGATTGAAATATGTTAGAAATTAAACTTTTTGTTGTTTTAAATTATAATATATATCTTTGTAAAAATAATGGGGGTGAATGGATATAGACCCATCAGTGATTGATAGTTATGCAGGCATCGGTTGTTATCATCCGATTAATAAATAGGTAACGAAAATTTAAACGGCAACGTAAACGAAGTAGCAAGCAAAGAAGATTTAGTATTTGCTCTACGTAACA